TTATTCAAATGAAGAGTTCAACAATGACAAATATTCATTCCACCGATATTCTCTAATCGGCATAGGATTAGCATTTTTAAAATATAAAACTAACGCAGGTTTAATACCATTCCAATCATCAACAAATTCATACCTAACAAGATCGCCATTCTTGATTAACTTCTTCGCTTTCGCATGATAATTAAAGTAGCTCATAGTTAATATTGATAATATTATGATCGCCAAATTGAAAAATAAATGAAACCCAATAAAATAGAAAAATGATTAATTTAAATGGAGGCGCGTCCCGGAGTCGAACCGAGGTAGACGGATTTGCAATCCGAAAACATATTTTTATAAATCAATCACTTATAAAAATAACTTAGAATATACAGTACTTTTTATCGAGTTTTTCATCGTTAAATATCAATAAGTTATTCAATTATATTCTCACATATTCTAACACTTTTTGCGACCATTTTCTCAAAAGTTCACATCAAAAAATATTTATCTATAATAAATAAAATTCATCAATTTTTTACAGAATGATAACAATAAACTACACACTACCAATTTACATACGCATGACGCCAGATGATTACGAAATAGAACTATCTGGCGAATGCTACATTATCAACAGCTATGACGATCACAATTATGTGCTCTATCAAACAGTAAAAACGCTATATGATATTGCTGATTTTGTGATGCTAGATGATGCTGTTGAGTATTGTAAGTTGAAAATTGATAGTGGTAGGTGGTAGTTATCCAGGTTTATCTGGAAATTTAGCATTAATATCTGACGCATCAACACGAGTTAATAATATGCGGTATTTTTTCCACGCCTTTAACTGCGCCTCTTCATCAGACTCTTGCATACCTAAATCAATAATATCCTGCAAAATTGCTATTTTTTCGTTGGCTTCATTATGTAGTGCGGTTTTGTATGATTTATTTTGCTCTATAATTTGCTCATCAGATAATTGAATATGTTTAGGTTCATCCAGCATCAGCTTGCCCTTTATAATTCTCAACAGCTTCCCTTCCCTATTTGCTTTAATAGCCATTTCTGCGTATTCTGCGTTTGTATATGTCATAATCAATACCCTCTCACTGTCCATCTCACCAAAACTCGCCCTGCAATTGACGGTGTGAACGATGTTAACCAAAAACCAGTTGAGCCAGCGTCCGCGTACGCAAATTCTGTCTGTGCCCACGGACCACTACTTATTTTATCAATACTGACTCCATAATTTTGAGTATTCATTGGTTTCAATAAATTAATGAAATTACTACAAACAGCATTTATATTCGCTGTGTCGATAAATTGCGCATCAGATTGTTCAATAAATCCATTTGAATATACGTTATACCAGCCATTACCATTTGCATACGATTCAACGATATATATTCTGCCGCTTAACTGATTGATTTGTTCATGAATATCAGATACATCAGTAATAACAGCGTGCCCGTTGACTGTCAATGATGCAACGTCTATGCTGACACACGACTCGTAAATGAGAGAATTGTTAACGACAGATTTAACAGCGGGAATAGCACCGACATCATCAGCCGTCGGTTTATTGTTTGGTGAGTAAACACGCCGCCCTTGTTCAGTTATCTGTTTTACATCTAGTGAACAATCTATCGACTGCTGCTGCTCGCCTGTTTTTTTGATAAAATTTGAGATATCAATAGATGATGCGTGCTGCCTAGCGTCCTCTGCTGATTTAGCTGCGTTTTGCTCAGACTGTTTCGCGTTGTTTTCTGATTGCTGTGCTAATACTGCGCTATTACTAGATTGCTCTGCTGAATTAGCTGATGCTGTAGCTGACAATCGAGCGCTCTCGACAAATGAATTAGCGGCATTTTCGCTGCTTGATGCTGCTGCGCTCGCGTTAGCTGCTGTCGTTGCTGATTCTCTAGCTGATTGTGCAAAACCCTGACTTTGCTCAACAAGTTTTACCAATTCATTTGATATTGATAGTTGAGATCGTATAGTGACAACCTGTCCATTCGGAGCTGTTAACGTCACATCTCCATCACCTGTTAATATCGTTTGCCATGCATCAAGTTGAATTTGATAATAATTCAACATTTCAGATACTCGCAATGCCAGTGCCTCGATGGAAACTTTCGGTGATGTTGGTATTTCGTACGTAATGCCTGTTTTGCTCGTTCCAGAATACACTTTTGCTAGTGTTAGCTGCGTGTCGGACTGAATAGATGCAATTTCATATATTTCTATTATATTTTGTGTTTGTAATATCAGCATTTGTCCCGAGCAAACTCCTATTAATGGATTTGTCCATTTTGTATTAATGCCAGTTACTATTTTGCTGTTATTGATTACGTTTACTGTGCCGGTTTTGTACCAAGACATAATTTTCCTCAAATTTTAAATATAAAAAAACGCTACATGAGCGGTTTTATTGAATAAATTGAATTATAATTTTAACAACCCCTTTAATTGCTTTTCTTTTTCGGCGTTTGCGCATTTGATATCAATTAAAGTATGAGTTTTCTCAGTCGGGAAACTATCTAATTTTTGTCGTATGGAACCAGTCAATTTAAGTCTTAAATCATAGTGATTGTCATTGATTTTTCTAACCTTACTAATTTCAAAACTTTTTACTGCTCCCCTTAACGTTTTTTCTTTATAAATTGCATTGCAATTTAAATTTTCAGAATACGAATTGCTAGAAAATAACAATATGAATAGTAATATTATTTTTTTCATCATTGCTCCATTTTTAAAATTTAAAATAATTTTCAGCGTCTAAAATCATTAACGGAAAGTTTGAAGTAAATTTTCCGTTAAATGGGTGAGTCCATTCATAATTTTCGTGATTTATATAAGATGGTGCTAGGCTAAATCCATTTGAAGCAAAGCCAACTTGCTTAGTGACACCACTGTATTTATCAAAACTCGCATAACCGCCAATTGATGTTGGAATGAACATGGGGCGTCTAATGTTTGGTATATTGACGAACTCTCTAAGGTTAATCGATCCAAAGCTGAATAATTGTGGGTTAATTAAAATTCCAGATGTTGAATCATAGACTATTTCACCAGAGGCGTTGTAAATTCTCATTCCATATTTTGATTGAGTATTTACAATTTCTTGCTTTGCAAAAACAACCACTTTTATAGAAATATCACGACTTAGCTTGACACCGTCAGTGTTGTGCGCAAATAATACGTGCTCATCAATATCCCGATTATATCCAATTCCAATTGATAAATCCTGATTTTCACTATAAACAAAGACTGCGCAATTGTTGAAGTTCAGGTACGGATTAATATTGCTTGGTCGCCATCCGTCTTTAGCTGATATTGTAATATCTCCCTTAAATACTACAGGTGCGCACAATGACGTCTGATTAATGGAGAAAAAATTATTTTGACCCGTGAATGAAATACCGAATCCTGATGCAGGATTGTGTATCGGATAACCAATTATTATACACAGTTGATTATACCCACTACCGCTGTCACCTCCATACCCCCACGCGTTAGCTCCATTTTCCAAAATAACCTGCCGATTATGATCCAAATAACTTCTCGAATCAAAAGCGCCGCACACCCAAATATTAGTGCCATCTTCATCTACCTCAAAATCAATATTATACCCAGATCCATTTGTTAAATGCATGTAATACTGATAACCATCGGGCACAAAAATACCGGTTTGACGTTGTCCAACCCAGCATATGCCTAGAATACAGCACATAGTGCAAGACGAATCCAGTAAAACGTCAGGACCATCTTGATAAAAAATTTTTAAACCAAAATTTGGCATATTACCTCCTCAGGTTACCAAGCAATACCCTCAGTATATTTTTTTCATCAAAAACAGCTAGACCATTGCCATTTAACTCAATTCGCCCGCCACCAAGAAAAGAGCTATTTATTTCAAAATTACCATTCTTAAACAACTTCCACCCGGCTTTCCCTGGGACATAATTTTCAGATTGAATCGTGTCTGAAATTGTAGCGAAATTTAATGACGCCCTACCGATGATTGCGCCATTCATGATCACATTACCATCTTTTATGATAAACGCCGGCACAGGGTCACCATTCGCTTGGTTCATAACCATAAATTTATCAGCAAGAAAGATGACGTTGCTTTGCATTCCCTTATCAGTGTTTTCCACTCCCATCGTCATTCCTGCAACATACTGTTGCCCTTTACCGTCAACTTGAACTTTCATTGTTCTGTGAGCTGAAATTTTGCCATTGAGATTATTTACAGTTTGGCTTACATCTGAAATTGACGTGGATACGTCCCCCACTTTTGTATTGATGGATTGAATGGCTTGTGCTGTAGCTGAGTTTTGCTCTGCGGTAGTTTTTTTTAACTCTGATAAGTTACTGTTAACATCACCATATTTAGAGTTTAATTCGCGTAATGCAATTGCAGTCGCCTCTTTTTCAGTTAACAATGCATGGTTGGTTTCTTTGATTTCAGCCGATAAGCTACCATTTTCAACTCTGCGACGGCGTGTTTCGGTATCATTAGCTAACGCATTTTCAATAATCGCTTTTGCGTTTTCTATTGAACTAATCGCAGCATTATCAACTGAATCAATAAGAGAGTTCCAAGCATCGGTTTCTTTGATTTCATCAAAAATATGGTCAGTTAAATCATTTGTATTTGTACTAGAAATCCCTCTAACCCATGCTGTCCAGTCGCTAACGTTTCCGATCTTATCAATCAATCGAGCGCGATAGAAAAACACTTGGCCAATTGATAATCCTGTTTGTGAATAACTGCAACTTGGATACGTAACATTGCTTAACAGTAGTGCCTTTTCTTCACTTTCATTAGTAGAGTATTGGATTTCAGTATGACTTGTGTCACCGCTACCGTCAGGAAATGACCACTTTAAATCAATACCAAAAACAACATCATCACTAGCCGTAAACCCAATTGGCTTATCAGGTTTGCCAACTTTACCTTTAATTGAAGTCGCTTGTGAGTATGCCCAAGGTGAAGATACGTCAATTGCATTAACAGCTCTTACACGAACCTCATAAACACCTGAATAAACTCCCTCTACTGTAAAATTTGTACCGTTTGTACGACCAACATTAATCCAAGCTGAATTATCTTTTCGCCATTGCGCAACGTAGTTTGTTGCTCCTTCCACCGTATCCCATGTTGCATTTAAAGAGGCAATTGACAATCCTTGAGAGATGTAGCTACTTTCGGAAATAACAATATTTTTGGGGGTAGAAATTGAACTTGGTGGAGTAACGGTAATAGGTTTTGACTCAATCCGAATACCCTCATCAATATATTTGAATTTATCAGGATCGTGCTGAATAGCCGTTATTATAAACTGACCTTTTTCAGTTGCCGATATTGATGTCACTCTAAAATATTGAATTGCAATGTTATCACTATCTATACACCAAACCGCACCAGCCACAGGTTCAATTTTATAGTTAGCTGAAACCGTAATCGTTTTTTTATCGGTACTGATTGATTTAATGGTTCTGCTTTGAGCTGTACCATCTGGTAAGTTAATTACTAGTCGATCGCCTGCGCCATAATCAACAGCCCTATCTAGCGTTATTTTTCGCCCAGAAACCGCATGAATTCGCCCACCGTTTTCTTTACCTGAACGGGACGGATCGGCTACGCCAATAATTCGCGCAGGCATAGGGATATACCCATCCAAGCCAACAGTAAAGGTGATTACTGCATCTTTCGCATTGGAAAGTAATGCCCAACGCCCCCTCCTTTGGGCTTCCGCTTGTGATGTACAGCCGATAGCTGTTAATTTCATTACATTAACATCGTATCGACGCATTAAATCATGGTCCCAAACCGCTTCTACATCATCACAATAATGGTTATTGGGGTCAGAATAAGCAACTAAGCACGAAGTATATCTATTTTTATATGAACCACCTGAATATGCAAAATCACCGATAACGTTAGATGGATGATAGATGAAATCAGGCTCGTCTTGTGGCATGTCAGCCGTTAAACAAATCTGGTCATTACCCCAAAAAATTATCCCACGAAATGACGCCACCAAGTCTTTAAGTACTGTGTAAGCATCTTCTTGGCTTTGTATATACTCATTACAAGCAAAACGTGGCTCTTTGCCGCCCTTTCCATCAGAAACCATTTGGTCACAATATTGCCCTAGTTGATAGATAGACCATTTATCTAGCATGGTAGAATCAATTCGTAATCCCATTCCTGCTATCTCATCACGCATTAAATAATAAGCAAGCCACGCAGGATTATTCGTGTAAGCCATTTTAAAGCCACCACGCCAAACTCCCGAATATGTTCGACTAACAGGATCGTAATTATCTGGCACTTGAACAATCATTCCTTTTGGTTTGCAAGTAACTTTAGGTACTGTCCCATTAAACTGACTGGCATCAAGCTCAATGTAAAGTAAAGCGGTATTTGGATAACGCAACTTGCTATCAATAACCTCTGCATATGAGGATACCGAAAATGCGTTACTTAACTTGCTATTGTTCTTAGAATCGGGCGTTAATCTTCTAACTCTAATTGCCCACCCATCTACGGCATCAGGAAGATTAATGCGGTGATCCCTTTGATACTCAGAAGTTGTTTTACCATTGAATTCGGCATTAACAATAGTTTGAAAAGCACTGCCGTCCGTTGATAAATCAATTGAATACTTTACCACCGTACCCACCGCATCGCCGTTATCCTTATATTGAACCAACCTCGGTACGCTTAATTTAATCCTGATAGCATCTAAATCCAAATTAGAAAATGAACGCACCCACGGTTTATCTTCTTTTACTATATAATTTGCCCGTAACTCATTACTAATTTCCGGTATTCCTTGAATATAATCTTGAGTTTGTGTGCCATTCCTAAATTCCCACGTGACACCATTAAAGTTTCTTGAGCCATCAGGGTTGGCTAATGGTGTATTATCTATATAAATATCTTGCTCGGAGAGATCACCTTGGATCTCCCCCTCGCTCAGTGCTAGCAACACTTTAAGTTTGGCCGTTGACAACAAGTTGTCTGGTTGCTCATAAGGTTTATGCTGCTTTTTACTGCCGCCCTTTTGACCTTCTATAAAATTCATAATTTACCTACTGTTGATCTTCTGAATAAATACCAGCGTTAATCACCGCGCCACCAATTTCTCGCTCACCCAGTAAAGCAGGGACTGGGTATCCCACAGCATTGGTGTTGACTGGCGCGCCAAATCCATAATTTGGTTTGTTTTCTGTGCTGGATGAGCCGCCAGCGTTAAATTTAGGCTGCGGTGTAAGCAAATTAACCACACCACCAAGCATCATACTAATACCGACACCCGTTAAAATTGATGTTGCGGAAATTGTTGACGCAGTCAGCGCTGTCCCCCATTCAGCTAGCGTTGCGCCAGCCGTAAAAAATGCAGCAACTAGCGCAACAGCCCCAATAATAACTTGCAAAAGACCACCACTTTTTGCTCCTTGGGATACAGGCATTATCATGTAATTTTTGCCGCAAGCATTAATATCAAACTCATCAATACCAATGTTTTTACCATCAACAAAAAAAGCAAATCGGACACCGATCAAATGCGCTGAACTCATGTATTTTTCAAAACCTTTTATCGTTGCACATAATGCTCGCAATAATTCCTTAATATTCTGCACATCGTATTGATGATTTTTGCCAAATTGTTTCGCCATTGCGCCTTTAAACGTTACATTACTCAGCATTAAATAACTCCTTGTGTCGTACTATTCGAACGGTTCTATCTCTAAAATATTTACCGTATGGCGTTCTTGATGATAATTGGCCATAAAGATGATGAAGAATAAGATTGTCACCGAAATAAATAGCGGCATGGTTTGTAACCTGTGCACCAATTCGCATCATGATTATGTCGCCAATTTGCATGTCTTTCAGCTCAACCTCTACAAAACCTTCTTCCCGCCAGTTGTCATCGTAAATATTTTCATCTCCACTCTCCCACCATTCGTGAGCAACAGAATAGTTTTTTAGGCTGATGTTATACTCTCGTTTATAGTAATCCATTATAAGCGCCCAACAGTCAGCATATCCCAACAACCATTGACGCCCTGTATAATCCCGATTTACACGCGGTGATATTGTGCAAAAATCACCATCAGGAACAGACATAATTCCCCATTCGGCTCCCGAATAGTCGCATTGAATACGGTCAAATTCTGAAGGAACAAGTGATACCACGTCAGGATGAGAATGAATAATCATGATGATTTCACCCTGTTTTTCCGCCTCTAATTGCTCATCAGGGGATATGACAAAATGCTCCTTGGGATTATCTGATATGTTTTTGCACGGTATATATTTTTGCATTTTCCCTGTGTCTACAATTAGTCCGCACGCCTCGTTAGGGTATTCACTGTCAACATGTTTTTTTATTGCATCTAATAATTTTTGTCTCATATTATTTACCCTGTAAGTTTGCTGCAGGAAAACCACCAAAAGGGAGTGGGTTATTGCCATGTCGAGCCTTGCAATCCTTTAATAAGCCACCGCACTGATCTTTAGCAGGATCATCCGTTGCTATACCGTCCTTAGTGAAATATTTATTACCGGCATAATCACACCCTGTACCCGTTCTATACCACCCACGCATACACCAAGTACAAACCGTTGTTATTTGCCGTGTAGGTAATTTAAGATTTTGTATGTCAAAAGGTGAACACAGCTCAAACTCAACAGTCGCTTTTGTTTCTTCTCGCTTGTTATTGATAAAAAATAATTGAACTCGTTCTTGGGTTGGGTCAGCGGTAGGATTTCCATTAAGCCAATTATCCGCATCAAGATACTTAGCCATTGTTGTATGAATTTTGACTTTTGCTTGCACCAAATCATCATAATCAAGACAAAGTCGAGTTACTCGACCGTCTATATTGCCGACGGATAGTCTTGGTGTTGGTTGCGATCCTGTGCTGCTCAATTCAATGTCTTTTAACTCATAGGGATATGGTAAATATTCTTTACCTTGCCATTTTATTGACGGCAAATTCTCGGCGGCAAACGACGCCCACCCGTTAGGCGAAATATTATGGGCATGAAATCTCAGTACTTCGTCAAGCCCAAACTTAGCTCCATCCACCTCTATTAGCTGTATAAGCTGATTCCCCTCAAGAGATTGCAAATCTTGGGTTATCGTCATATTTCCTCCAGACATAAAAAAGCTCGCAAATGCGAGCTTTAGGTTTGATTTTAATAATAGTCGATGTTTTTATTTAGAAATTTTTAATCTGATAGTTGGCAATACTCTATTCCAATCATCAATAATATTTTTTGGCTGAATGTGTACCGTTTCTCGCTCAATAATCAGTCTTGCATTGTTGATTTCACGCTCATAATGAAATGACATTGAGTGGAAATTTTCGGCATATTTTGATGCTATAGAATCCAATGCTGGACTAATTAGTCTGATAAAGTGGTGCATTCTATGAGTGATACAATACAATCTTGCTAAGATGTATAAGTCTTCATCAGATAATCCACTCCGAACGCTTACACCACCCAGCCACTTAATAGCTTCGTCGAACTTGCTAGCTGGTAAATCTTGGTAGCGTGGGATTTTAAATTGCTGATGTAGTTTTGTGTAGATTGCTTGATGTCGTTCACCCGTTCGATAAACTCGCTCGTTGACAGCCTGTTGGATTTGCTGTTGTTGTTCAGGTGAAATAGTGTTAGGAAAATCTCGGGCTACTTTCGGCATAAAGTGGTTATAAAGTACATCGAAACATTCAAGCTGATATTGTTCAAGTGTTGCTCTTATTTCTGGTTTTACTCGACTAGTTTCAATGCCGAATAACCAACCGTTGATCATTGAAATTGGGAGGCAAGCGTACTTTTGTAAACCACCTTTTGTGGGGGTCGCTATCATGGCGACACCTTGACTTAATACGTGATGTCTATTAATTCTATTTAGTTGTGCGTGCCAATCCAAACCAATATTTTCACAAACTGGTTTCATTGCAATATAAGGTTTGCTTTGGTGATTAAGAACGATTAATTGTTGATTGTGAAACTGAATTGTTTCTAATTTTGTGTTTGACATGCTATATCCTTTGTTTATTTTTTTGAGATTATTACCCATTTAAATGGGTGTCGAGAGGCTCAAAAGCCTAACAAAGAAAGGCTGGAGTTATTCCCCTAAGGTATTTTATTCCTCGCCCTCTCGACATTGAATTTTAGACGTAAAAAATCCGCATGCTATCGGGGCGGTGTCCGCTTTGTTTAGGTTTTGAGACCTGAACAAGAATATACAATTAAATTGCTTTGGTAGTCAATAACAAATTGACTAAATTTAAATAAGCCTTTTCGGGCTTTATGGTTATTTGATTCTGGTACAGTGCATTAAGGTTTTAATTTTCTCATTGTCCTCTTGTTTATCTTGCGTTCTAGTGGACTCAGAAGTAAGTTTAAACTCATTATCTGATATATATTCAAGTTTGGAAAAGCCGACTATTCTTCTGTCACCCAAAGAATCTTCGTAACTTTCGTTTAATTTTTTGAAATCCTGCTTTATTTTTTCATCACTATCAGGCAGCTTTACAAAAAGACTATCATTTTCTTTTAAATACGTAACTAATGATTTTCCGTGGTCAATTGTTGTTGAATAGTTTTGAAATACCCCATTCTTCCATTTTGCTCTTTGTTCGGTTGCACTACACTCCCAATCCCCAATAAGCATTTCCTCAGTTACTTTTTTTTCTTCACAACCAATTAATGTTAATCCAAGTAAGCTTATTAACAATAAATTTTTCATATCACGTCCTATTCTTAGTTACTTTAAAAACTGTTATTTCAAACCAGCGTTCTAATTCATCGAGCCATTCTAGGTCTGTTAATTCTTTATCAATTATTAAGTCTGTCACTTTTTCAATTATATTTTCTAATAAATAATTAATACCTATTTTATAGCAGTTTTTTCTAAAAGATTTTTCCATATTACTTATAGATAAATAATTATTTCTACATTTTAGAATGTAGTTATAAGTAATATCATGAATTGGATTACCTTTTTCGGTATAGGCTAGTACCTGTTGATTGCTGGGAGGAAGTCGTTCAATTAATATTTTCCCGCCGTCATATGAATCAAATTCCATGTATTTACTGTTTGCGTAATCATCTGCGTTAGAGACGATATTTTCTATAAAATGGTAGTAATATTTTCCAAGCATAACATAAATTTGTATTTCACAATACAGCGACTCATCAAAGCGCCCTAGTTTTTCAAATATAGATGACATTTTTGTTAATATCGGAACGCTAGTAAAAATGCTATCGAATTTTAGAAACTCACTGTTATATGTATTTGCTTTTTCTTCAGTAACCCTAAAATATCCCTTTTTCGATTTATTTAGAAGCCTTGAACACTCATTTAATGCTTCTTCTAAATTTCCATTTAATTCTAAATAATATGGTAGTCTCACAATAACCCTAGGATCAATACTTTGACCTTTAGGAGCGTTTTCTAAAGTTGCTCGTAATAATTGATACGCATCAATATATTGTTTGTCCTTTTTTAACTTTGTCGCTTCCTTTAATAACTCATTGAAAGATAAGCCGTTGGATTGATATGAATGATATAGTTCATTTCTTTTCAAAAAACTATCTATTATTTTTTCTGCTGCGCCTTTGTCTTCAATCTTTTTTAAGATAACCTCGTTTTTAAGTAAAACAACACCTGCTTTTTCTAATATTAAAAACAATCCTGTTATGAGATTTGCACCAAGCCCCAAACTATAACCAATCTTATTAAGATTGGTTTCAGAATGAGTATAAATAAAATCTATAATTAGCTTTAATTTATAATTTTTATTTAGGTGCTCCATAAAAAATCCAAATATCCACAATATGAATATTGATATTATGTGATCATTACGTTAAGTGCAATAAAAAACCGCCTACTCGGCGGTAATCCATTTATTTCTAAACCGCTTATGCAGCGGTAATCGTATCCTGCGTCTGCGGACCCGCGGTAATTTCTTTCTAAACCGCTTATGCAGCGGTAATCTAGATTATATCAAACATAGCCTTTTGTTTTAACTAAATTTTAACCATCTCCCCGAAAATAACCCTTTTTTCTAGTGCTTCAATTAATCTATATTTTTCAATAAATTAGAAAGAAAGTTAAAAAAGGGTTGTTGAGTTTCCCCTCAAAAAACGCCAGAAAAAATTTAATAAAATTAATGGCTTTTCTGAATGATTTTTAATCAAGGTGAATAAGCTTGAATAAATTTGAATGATAATGAAACAACCTTGCCGCCAACAAATTCGGATTCGATAGATTTATTCACAACTCGATATAATTTTTCTTCGCCGTACGGGTTTTTCCACAAAAACGACTTTATAATATGCGTGTTTAAAAAATCACGAACTTCTTTTATTTCGTTGACGCATCCAGTATAAGTTAAGTCCCACGATTCACTGGCATTATTAATACCATTACTGGATAACTGGACATATCCGTCGCCAAACCCAGCTTCGTTAATGCTTGATGAATCTGTATTTTTTGGATTGCCCATTGTTTTCCATTTAAATATATCTAGTTCCATATTACCTCATTGTTTTCATTATGTTATATAGCTCCCCTCCGGGAGAAACGGATTTTTTAAACATTTCATTCATCTCCTTTTGAATGACTGCGCCAATCTGTTTTTGAGCTGATTGAGCATCAATACCACTTTTAACGCCTGACGTATCATTGTTGGTAGACGGCATATTCACTGTTACGTTAGCTGTAACGTTTACGGCGTTAGATGAACCGCTTGATTTACGAGTAAAAGCAATTGGTGAGGCATGACCAAGATTAACTGCACCACCACTTGCGTATCCTCTTTGAGCGTCGTTCATCAGCGCATAAAGATTGCCGACACCAAGTCGTTTAGTTGCCTCTTTTGTAAAAACAAATTCGCCCTTGTGTACAATTCCTGCTGGTTCATACTTGTTGCCTCGTCCTGTGAAACCACACGATTTAATACTGTATCCAACATCCCCACCAGTTGCATACCCACGAATTAAGCCGCCACTATAAGCCTGCTGTAGCCCTCCTGTTGCGGCACCAGCACCAGCGCTAGCCATTCCAAACCACCCCATGGCTGATTGTATTGCTTGAGCAACTAGCAACTTGTTGATGATTTCGATAATGTTGGTGAGAATTGACTTAGTAAGACTTTTAAAGCTCATTTTCCCAGTCGTAACAAATTCAGTTAATGAATGACTAACCGAACCAAGTGTTTGTTGCCCTACATCGCGAAAAGCATCAAACATATTTTTTGAAGCCTCTGAAAATTCGTTAAGTCCAACTTTCAGCCCTGCAAACCAATCAGTTTGATTGATGTCTTCCTGTTGCCAGCTTTGTTGTAGTGCTTGTTTTGCCTCTATGTATTTTTGTGTTATTTGCTCTATTTGATATTGATCTGTAATTTTTGATAATTCATCTTTTTGATTTTTATCTAATTGCATCAGCTCAGTTTGTCTGCCAGTTTGTTTTGACGTCATGCCAAACGTCGCTTGCTTGATTTGTGTGCTTGCAATTAAGTTTGTAGTGTACTCTTGCATTTTTTGAAGCGCTTTAGTCGCTGTTTCGTATTGTGAAATTTCTTCACTAATAGCTGCATTTTTAGCGAACTGAGCAAGCAAAGCATCTTTATGCGCAAGCACATACTTTTCATGCGCTGACATTCTTGCTTTATTGCCAGTACTTTCTAGTGTTTGAATCTGAGCTTGCAAATCAAAGTACTTCTTACGCTCGGATGTGATAGTGTTAACTGTTGAACTTTGCTCACGCAAGGCTTGAAGTTGATTTTTCAAGCTGATTTCTTGCTGTTGTGATGTGCGTAATAAATTGGTTGCTGAGCTTGTTTTTTCGGCATTTCTCGCTCTAATTGCTGCTGCCGCGTCTGCTATATCTTTTTCTGTCACTGAGCCCGGATTTATTTCATTAGATCTTTTTGCGTCTGCTTGCATTTTCTCGATTTCAGCTTTTATGCGCTGTTCTCGATTCATAGACATTAGACGATATTGATAAAACGGACTTTTCTTGGGGTCTACAGCATTACCTACGTTAGTTAATGATTTTAAAAATTTAACTTTAAACGCTGCATCACTTGCTTTATTTGCTATTTCAAGAAGCCCGTCAATCAAAGATTTAAACTTGTCGGGACTGTTGTCTGATGTAACATATAGCCTACTCAACTCCTTTATTAAATTGCTTATTTTTTCTTCTACTTTAATTGAGTCTGTTTCTGATTGTATGCTGGATAACTCAACAAGCAAATCTTGAGCTTGTTCTTTTGTTATACCAAAATATTCAGCATAATTTTCAATTTTCCCCTGAATGCCACTGACGAATTCATATGTTGCCCGGTCGTTAGCTTTTAGCATTGTATTTAAATCTTGCCCACTTTCAGTAATTTGCTGAATTCGTTTTAAGACATCTTTTAAACCAGATTGGCTGTCGGTTCCTTGAAGAGTACGATATTCTCTTTTAAATTCTTCTATATCAATAAAACTGTGTTGCAACTCACTCTTTATATTTGAAATAGTTGTCTTTAAATCTTTTTCACTAGATTTCAATGCCGCTTCAACTAATGAGCGATCCTTTTTAAGTAATCGCACCATATCATCAGACAAAAAAGTAAGCCCTGTACTCTTGTCCGTATTCAATACTTTGTTTAGGCGGTCTTGCGCTGCTGCTAATTTATCAGTTGCAGATTCAGTTTCAAAAAGCTTTGGTATCATGCTACCGAGTAGCCCAACCATTGCTGAGATACCAATATTTACAGGGTTTAACGAGGTTAACAGGGTACTAAAAGTATTGCCTATGCCATTTTTCATGATCATAGACATACTAGAAGTTTGTAGACCTGTGAAATTTCCTCGCATCATCTGTGTCGTCATTGTAGCTAACTGGTGCTTAGTAGCTAAAGACGCTGTGCCTAATTTTTGGGTTTCTTTCGTTGCTTGCGTTAGTTTTCGAATATAAACATCAGCAGATGAGCTAACTCCAAGTTGTGCAGCTTGATATCGCAATAACTGCTCTTTAGATAGATTTTGAGCTGCTACTTGTGCTTTTAATTTGTTTAAAAAATCAGTTTTTACTTTTGTTGCGATATTTTCAGCGGTCGTCACTTCTCTTTGCTTTGTTGCAACATCTCGTAGTAATTGCGTGTAGTTACCAAGGTCAAGCTCGTTGTTTCTGAATGCTTTGCTGACACTACTACTTATTTTTTCCAATTCTTTTGATGCAGTATTAACATCTTTCAAACTATCAAGCTGATTTCTAAAACCGACATATAATCTATCGCTAGACGCCGCAAGCTGCTTTCTAGTTGCAATAAGCTTTCTTTCTTGTTCAGCTTTAATTCGTGATGCTTTTGCGCCTTTTACAGCATTTTGATAAACTCGTTCAAAATCCCTCAGTTCTTCATCGGTTACTTTTAAGCCGCGTTTTTTGGCCTCTGTCAAGTCGTCAGTAGCCGATGCCGCTTCTTCTGCTTTTTTGCTAAAAACATCTAGCTTTTTATTGGCTTCATCAACGCTTTGTACATCAATTTTAAGTTGTAGTGAAGTAATTTCTTCCGCCATAATTTCTCCAGATAATAAAAAACCACCCGAAGGTGGTTATATTTAAATATTATTTGATTAGTGATATCGAATGACTGGTAATACTCTATTCCAGTTTGCAGTAAGATGATTTGTAATAATATGCATTGTTTCCCTTTTGATAATCAATCGCGCTGATTCAATGTCTCTTTTAAATTCAACACCCATAGAATAAAAAGCACCTCTATAAGATGAATCAATTATTCTTAACGCTGGTTCGATTAACTGTATTTTTTCTCTCATATAATTAGCAACAAATAATAATCTAGCTAATTTATACCAATCCTCATCAGATAAACCGCTTCGAGAATGTACACCGCCCAGCCACTTAATAGCTTCGTCGAACTTGCTAGCTGGTAAATCTTGGTATCGAGGGATTTTAAATTGTTCATATAACTTAGTATAAATCGCTTGATAATGCTCACCTGTTCGGTAAGAACGCTCGTTTACTGCTTGCTTGATTTGCTGTTGTTGCTCGGCGTTAATTGTTAACGAATATGATCCAGTTTTGCGGATTGTCGGCAAAACTTCCTCAAATACCCAGTTTTGGAAATCTACGGCTTCTTTTTTATTACTTCTGAAAATTACACGATATAGGTTTGGCTCATTTATAAAAGTTATCTCTCTATTTTGCCCTCCTGACCTGATATACATTTTATGTATACCAGCCTCGGACATATTGAAACGACTAGCATTGGCGTTTTTAACATTTAAAATATTAGTAACATCGGTAAGACAAAATAAAGGTTCATTATTTAATAATTGGATACGAACTTGAGATTGATGAAAGTTAAAAATTGTTAAGTTTGACATACTATATCCTCTTGTTATTTTCGAATTAAACTCCCAACTTATTTTATTTTTGTTTGTTGGGCGCCAAGAGGTTCGAAAACCGCAAGAAGTCGGCTGGAGTTATTCCCATTGCTGGTATTTTATTCCTCACCCTCTCGGCATAGATTTTGAGCATAAAAAAATCACACTAACGGGGCGATATGTCCGCTTCTTGATAAGGTTTCGACACCTCAATTCAAAATATACAATTAATTTTATCTGTTAGTCAACAAATATGTAATTTTTTATTGTTGAACTCGCTCGCAAACTAATTTGGTTTTTGTTTTAATATTTTCACTATTATTGGTGTAAATGTCTTCCATTACATCTACAGTTTCATATTTGTCATGAGAAATGTACGTTATAGATTTTTGTTGTTTTATATTATGATTATCGAGAAACTTAATAATTTCCGATTGATCATAATAGGAAGCTAGGTTAAATGGGTAAGAAGTCGGATTCCCAAAATTAAAATACAGAGTTCCATCTTTCATAAAATATTTTATTAAATCTTTACCTCTTTCAATCTTGCCGTAATCCTGAAAAGCCCCATCTTTCCATTTAGCAATTTGTTGCGCAAAATCACATCTCCAATCCCCAATAAGCATTTCCTCGGTTACTTTTTTTTCTTCACAGCCAAATAAAGCTAGGCTAACTAGACTAATTAGTAAAATTCTTTTCATACCATTCTCCTTAAAGTTTTTGTTAATGGTATGTTATTTAATAATTTAGGGCAATAAAAAACCACCCGCAGGTGGTTTGACTGATGGGTGACTTTTCAAATGTTACCCTTTAAACTAACAATTATTTTGATTTGTGCATTAATTTCAGGGCTTCGCTTTCCATTATTTGAATATCATTAAAAATAGTCTCGTTTTCAGCTATATTGTTAACTTTCATAACCCATGGCAAACAATTGTAATCAAGCCCTGTAACGCCACCCATGCTTGTACGCCACTGGGTGGACATTGCTTTAAATAGCTTAAAAACATCTAAATTGTCTTGCCATATTTCTACATACTCATCAGCGTAATCATCTTCGGTTAGACCGAATGCCGCCAGTTCATCTTTTGACGGCTCGGGGGTATATAGAGCAATGGCAAGTTCAATTAGTTTTTTTCGCGTTGACCTAACATTTCTTTATAGTATGTATCGGTTATCGCACGCCAAGCAGCAGGATAGTTATTTAATAAGATTTGCATATTTTCTTGATTAAATTCTTCATCCAAACTCCAACCTTGAACTATTTTCATGACAAGATCGACGATTTGTTTATCTTTAACTTCATCTTCAAGTTTAGCGAGCTTATCTGCTGAGTAATGTTTAAAAGTGAGTTCGATTTGCCCGTCCTCTTGACCTGCACGAGGAATTAAGACATTACACTTAAACGTTGGTTCTGCGACTAATTTAAATTTTGCCATTTAGTTATCCTTATTTATCTTTGTAAAATGTGATTGCGGGTGATTCGACTGTTGTATTGATTTTTACAGTTTCAATTTCGTTAATAGCTGTTTCAGGTGTTGGGTCAAATGACACACGTACAGCGTCGTAGCGAGTTTCTTTTGCTTTTGGTACATACATTTTCATTGCTACCACATCGTTCGTCTGATCTAATTCCTGTAATAGCGAATAGATCGGCAAAGAGCTGTCATGAGCAATGGTAAAGCTTTTGCTTTTTGCTGATTTAATGGTTGGTAATTGTCGTTCTGTATCATCATCCAAAAATTGAATTTGAACAAATTGTTGTTCACCGCCCTCAGTAGCAACCTCTTTTACCTGTGGTAATCTTTCCCACGCTGTAATTTTGGTTAATGTTCCGCTACCTTCATCAGCAGGAAATGCACTGGCATTTGTCGTGTTAATATTGCCAAGAGTAACCTCTAAATTATTGACTTTCGATACTTTAGCAACTGCATTATTTAATTTTGTCCAACCCGAAGCAATTAGAACCTCATCACCGACCACAAGCCCGTGATTCGCTTTCAATGTAACAACCGCTTCTTTGGCGTTTGTAATAGTTTCAAATGCTAAAGCCTCGCCTTTTGATTTTTGCACGTAAACACGTGCGCCGTTAGGTAATGCAAAACCCATAGTAAAACTCCTAATTAAATTAATGTATCAGCACGGTAATTCATGCTAATTGGTATGGTGTAAGTGGTTTTATCCGTGATAGCTGGATAAACGCTTGGTATTGAGTTGATGTAAAGTGAAAAATTATCTTTGGTTAACTCTGTGTTGAGTTGAAAATGCTTAATAATCGCTTCTGATATCAGTTGAGAGCGTGATTTACCAGTATTGATTGGAGCAACTACGCTAACTTGATAAACTCCTTTGTAAATCCTTGAATTACCGCCCAAATCAAAGCTGGTTGTGATTGCTGGCAATATATTAGATTTTAAGTAGATTTCGTCATTAGGTGTTGCTTTGATGTTTTCATAAATGATTGGTAAACCTAGCTGGTTGGCAATGATATCTAAATGCGATTCGAGCAATTCAGAGATGGTTGAAATCAATTATTAGCCTCCTCTTGCGGCGTTTTCAAAGTGAGCCTGAGCGTTTAGCGCCGCTACCCTAACAATGCCGTTAGGCGCTTGTTTAGAGTGTCCAAACTCTAATCTCACACTGTAAGGTAGGTTGTTAGTAAAGTAGATTGACTGAACACCATTTGTATACCGCCCAATCTGCTCGATACCATCTTTTAACGTGTCCATTCCTGATGGATCAATTCTATCTAGTTCAACAGATGCAGGCACATTAAAGGTAACTTGCCAGTTACCACGAAAACGTCCACCGACATAGCCTTTGGGAGCATAACCTTGCCATAATTCTGGTTGCCCGATAGGCGACATTCTGATAATGTCCTGTAATATTTCGAGGCTGGCCTTTTTAACTACAAGCTCATTTTTGGCTTTCGCTTTGTCTACAAACGCATTTATAGATGATATAAAGTTGTTGCTATTTGACATTTAAGCCCTCCTTAGTTGCGCCTTGTAACAGATGAGCGTATCCGCAGGTTTTACGGGATTAGGCTGTTTAATTAGATATTTTTCATCATCAACAGTTACAATATCATTAATTTTCAGCTCAATATTAGCGGCAAAAATCATTTGAATATCTCCCGATAGAATGACTGTTCCGTCAATTTCAATCGGGTTATAGTTAGTTTTTACGCCAATTGCTGTAAACGTTTGATTCCCAGTAATGACTTCCTTGCCGTTAACAATCGATACCTTACCCTTTCTTAATACTGAGTATTCCATTCCGTATTTTGAAAGGAGCTTCAAGGCTGTATTAAATGAACGTTCATAAAAGTTCACCATCACGACCTCTCGGCAATACAATTTATTGAGAACCCACTGCTAACAACCAAATCGCCCAATATTGACATAACAGCCGTATACTGCGGTTTAAAGCCAGATTCATCCACTGCATAAGATACCGCAAGCGCACCGGCTAAAGATTCCGATTTTACTGGAGCTTCACGTACGCTAGGTAATAAATCACCCGAAATAGCCTCGACAGCTAGCATACATTGAGCGGTAACAACTTGAACGGGAATGATTCCACTAGGTAAAAAATAGCCGTCAATTACCATATCTTTGCGAGGAAAAGGTAATGGCTGATCGAACTTTGCTTTTTGCCCTGCCCAATTTAATCCATTCAAATAATCCATTGCTTTAATGAGTAACGGCTCCTTGTTTTCTGGTAATTGTATACCTCTTGCGTCAGCAAAATTCTCTAAATCATCAACGCTGGCATAACTATTAAAAGAGTTGGAATTATGATCTGTAGTTATCATTCATCGCTCCAAAAAAGGGCGTAAAGCCCTTATTTTATTCACTACCTTCACTGCCTTCACTACCTTCACTGCCTTTTTTGCCTTTTTTGCCTTTTTTGTCAGCTTCTGCTTCTGGCGTTTCTAGGCTATATCCAGACGGCGCTAATTTAATTAAAACACCAGCGGTTGATTTGTTGCTATCAAAGTGTTTTTTCCAGTTAGCGCCGTTGCCAAGCTTGGTTAAGTCTGGGTTCGCGCCTTTTGATGTATCCCAACTATACCCGAGTAAATCAACATTAACTGCACCCTCGGCACGATAACCTACAGCCAAGTTCTCTTGGTCGTTGATGTCATAAGAACGGAATCCCGGAGCTTGTGATTCAGTGATTTTTACAGCACTTGCAACTAAACCTAAAATCGCATCAACTGGCGCAGAATCTGTAACTAATACAGGTTTGCCTAATGTTCCCGGTTGGCCACCATAAACCACAACACCAGCTTCTTCGTATAGCTTGTTATCCATTGCCTGATCTACAATGTCAAAATAGGTTGTAGAATGCATAACAAATAAAGCAACACGATTGAATTTGTCGCCGTATTTACGTAACCCTTTGGTTAATGTTTTCTTCCCATCGGTCGCGATATCTGCGGTTACTGTCATGTCAGTGTTAGCACCGACGGCGGCCATTAATGAATTAATCGCATATTTGATGTAACCCTCTAACGTAGCATCAGCAACATCAACGCCAATCACCTCTGAAAATTCAGAAATATCACGTCCACGACGCTTGAAGGCTTCTTCGGTTGTTTCATAAGGTCCATATTTCCATGGCACTTTGACACCCACTGCTTCGCCTGCGCCGATTTTTTTTCCTGTAATAGAGTTGGCGGAATTAACATCACGCGGATCAATAGAGCCGTTCACTTTATAGAACGCGCGTTTTCGGAAATCGCCTTCAATTAATTCATTATCAATCAAAATCGCCCCGTTTGATGCGGTATTGAACACATCAAGATTATCTTGGCGTCGTTCCAAAAAAGCAGTTTGTGCTAAATCATCATAAATAATTAAATCTGTATTTACTGTTGTTGCCATTATTTAACTTCCTCTTAATCTTTTGGTAATTTTAAATATGCTTGTTGACCATATTTTTGGATGTAGTTGTGTTTTTCCGTACTGGTCATTTTTGAACGGACTAGATTTGCGCCACCCGATTTGTGCCCTCCACTTCCTGTGCCTTCGGCTCGAGGAAATAAATGAGGAGCGTTATCTTTTAATGATTCCACCCACTCCTGAGGCGTCAACGGAGTCTTGCCGTCTTTCCCAAGTAGTGGTTCGCCATCTTGTCCAATTGCGACAGCCTCGCCGTCATCACTTAAAATAAACATGCCTTTGGCACGTAAACTAATGTCTTCTAATGCTTCAGGTAAAGCGCCTGCTTTCAATGCCGCATTAGTCATTTTGTTGCTAAGCACAATACTGCTATACTTTTCGGCTTTCTTTTGGGCGCTATCAGCTCGTTCTTGTTCAGCTTTCAGCTTTTTATCAAACTCATTTCTAAATCGCTCAGTTCGCTTACTTAAAACTTCGTCGATCTTGCCCGCCGAAATCAGTTTTGCTTCTTCGTCATCAGAAAATCGCTGTAAAATCGTTCGTACAGCCTCAGGGTCAATCCCTTCAAACTGCTTAAGTTTTTCTGACAATACCTTTTGCTTACCTAGTAATTCGGTGTTTTTATTCTTTAAGCCTTGCGTGTTTTCGGCAACTGCTTTATCAATTAGGGCTTGCACTTCTGGGGTAATTGTTGCGCCACCACCAGCATCGCCGCCTTCTTGCGCTTCTGAATAAAACTTTCGGTTGATTTCTCTAAATAACATAATTTTTCCTTAGAATTGAGCTTTGCTCTTAAAATAAAAAAGGCCGCATATAGCGACCTTGTGGATGTTAATGAATATTTATTTATCTATTATTTTGCTGTTTTCCATTTTATGGGTAACTGCGCTCATGCTCATAGCCATCATGCGTTTGATGGCTAAATTTGGCTCATTATCAATGAGCCGTTGTATTTTTAGTAGGATGTCATCATCCCATGGCTTCTTTTGTATTAAATCGTGAACTTTTCTTAGATTATCGTTTGTCATGTTTTATTAACCATTCTAGTATTAAAGGATGAATTCTCTTTCTTGATTTAGTATCGCCAAGCATATACAAAGCAAAGCTTTCAGAAAAAAGCTCTTTATTTGAATCAGAAGAATAATAACTTAGCACATGTGCCCATTTGTCATTATATGCAATTTGAGTGATTTTAGATAAATACTTCTCATCTTGATAATATAGATAATGCCCAAACTCATGAGCTATTGTTCCTTTTATGCTTTGAACTGATGCGTAAGGTAAAACATCCAAGTTAGCCATTACCCGTGCTAGCTGTTTTTTATCTGGAGATAAATCAATTTCATAAACAGCCATATCCTTAAATCCAAGCATAGCTGCATTTTCGGCAATTGCCTCCCATTCGCTTGGGTCTAACATCCATTGCGCCATGTGAATTGAGTTTTGAGATAAATTATAAGCACCAGCAGCAGTTTCCGAGAAGTTATCGTATGTTCCCAGCCAAGAAAGTTTAGATAAATTAAACCTCTTAATAATATCTTCTGATATTTCAGCAACTTCTTTGGCGCTATTCAGCGATGTATTTTTTGGAAACTTAACATTAGCGGCTATATTTTTACCTTGCATCCAATTTTCAACATCTTCAACCGTTTTCAAGCTCGATAGTTGATTGCCAAGTTGCTTATTTAACTCATTGATTGTTAAAAGATGCCCGTCACGAGTAAAGAATTTTTCTGGTGCGATTTCGCCACTTCTTAATAACCTAGCTCGTTCCACTCCTAATATCTGCTCTTGCCGCTCTTTTGATTGGCTCTTCAACCATTCAAGATATGAGGTTTTAGCAGGAACCTGTCCATCCATTGATGCTCTCGTACCTATTGGTGTTTCGTCAATATCAATTCCAAGCTCTCGATAGCTTTTCAGAATAAATGTTTCAACAGAACGACAACAAAAGTGAAGTCTGCCCGGACCATCGCCATACGGAATATCATGATCAATAGGTTTGTTGTCCAGTGAATAAACCTTTAAATCGCGGATCATGCACATTGGCGTAGTGCTTGTATCCAGCGTAGATAACCATTGCTTGCCTTTTATCAAATCACTATTGGCTTGACTGAACTCATTACGAGATACCGCAGCAGTATGAGATATAGCAGAATGAATTAATGATGATGCATTTCTCTTGCTTATTTCTAACACACCATCTTTATAATTATTCTTTTTTGTCCCTCTAACTCTCTTGATAATCTGTTCGGTGGTTTCACCTGTTGCATAACCAGTTCTAACGGCATTGGTAACACGTTTAAGCCTATCATCCTCAATATTGCTCACCCATTCACACAACAAACGCCCCTGAAAAGGCTTGGTTTTTACCGCTGTAAATAATTGATTTGGCGATATTTGCATGAGTGGATATTTGGCTAAAACGTTATCTGGTAGCAACGATTCAAATAATGAATATTGATAATTGCTTTCATACTCACAAAATAAATTCAATTCACCCAATAAATAATCGGAAAATGAATTTAATGATTTAACACTACTGAGCATTGATTCTAGCCGTGATATTTTAAATTCACTGGCTGTCATATCCTCTAATGCTACATAAAGCTGCGCTGTTAATTGTTTATCAACAATATTCAGCAATTTTAATGATTCTTTTATTAGGTTATTTTCATAACCAACAAGATTCACACGATGAAAAAGGGCCTCATCACGAAGCCTTTTATTGATTGTCATAAATTACCTCATAGTTGAGGTTCAGCGTCTTTCAGCTCTTGCATTACATCATTAGGGTCAGCGCTAGGATCAATTAGGTCTATTTTTTGCATTGCACGAACCATATCTTCGTCACGAATAGCACCAGATTGCCATGAACTTACAATCGATGTGATCATGCCTGAATCTGCCACTTTAGCTATAAACTCCTGATTAATAGAGTAAATCGCATCATCCGCCGCTAACCCTAAATAATGAGCACACCATTTAATAGCGATAGTGTAAGCCTCAGAGACATTTGAACAACAAATGCCAAGTACCGATGTCGATGCCGTTTGATCTCCGTTTGCTTGTGTTGCGGTTTTTACAGAGGAATTCTGCTCAATTAATCTCGCGCCAAGCGCAACCATGTAATCTCGCTTAGTGTCCATACCTTCCTTTGCAAGCGTGTTGGGCTGCGCTTGTGCATAAACAAAATTACCACCTTGAGGGAGCAACAAGGGAGCGCGAGAACCCAACTTAATACCATTCTTTTGCAAAAAATCGCGCCATTCCGTATCCAGTCCGCTTATTGCAGGCTGAACCTGACCGCAAAAGAACAAACTATCTTCATAATCAGCACTATTACGATAGTGTCCTAAATTGATTTCAATTAATGAAGATAAAGGGGAATCATCAATTGTTGGGTCGTTGTTTTGAGCGCCTACGAAAGTGAACGGTATTTCTTCCCATTTCCCCTTCCCTGCTGGCGTTGGTTTGTACTCGGAACTTATCTCATATGGACCACTAGAGCTATCACTTTTTCGCCTCCACACTCGACAAATAAACGCGCTATCTTCTAGTGCTAATTCTCTGTATTGCGTGATGTCTTTAAAACCATACCCGTCGGGAATTTCTACAACCTCACGAAGAACAACAAGGACTAATTTATCTTTCCCATTAATTCGTTCAGTGCGCCAGTTGATGATGTCTTCAGCTTTATACGTCAATATCACGGTTTCATTAGAATCAGAATTATAATCAACATATAACCCATGTCTGCCGACCTCTAACACTGATTCGAGTGTTGACTGTGATTGTTGATAAATGCTGGTTCCTGCACCATCCGCGTTGATTTTGAGATAGTCTAATTTATCAGGCACGCTAACAACAGGATCTTTTCGAAAAGCCATACCGATTAATCCGATTTTGCTATGCCCAGTAATATTATAAAAAACGGCTCTGGACACATAATCTTGGTTGCGCTTTTTGTTTCGCTCACTTTTGTCAGTTGGATCTAAAAAAGGTAAATACTGATTACCTTTTGATTTTATTACTTCAGCGCCAGCACAAACATCTCGCATTTTTTCCCAGTTGATTGATGCCTGTTTGAACTCCGGCCGAATAAAGGTGATGTCATTATTCATTAGAATGTTGTTTCCATTTGAATTGTGAAGGCTGGTTTAACTATTGGGTAATCTTTCACTATGAAATACCCGGCAGCGTCATTTGGATGGTCGTTATCCGATGATTTATCAGGCTCTCCATTACTTGCCCAAGCCTGTTCTTCGAGGCATTCAACATACCGCTTACACTTGTTCGTATTTATTAAATACCGACGTTCACCATCAGCATTTAACAGCATGGCATTCATAGCATTTATCCGATCTTTAACTGGAGGATTTGACGCGTTCACAATTACCGTGAAGCCTGCCTCTCGAAGTTGAGCTATATCGGTTTTGCTCGCCTTAACCGTTTTTCTTGAATCGCCTGACGCATCGGGATAAATATATATTTCACGGCTTTTAATGTAATTATTGCCGTTGTATTTCCAATATCGTTCTTTGATTGCATTAATGATTGCAGGCGTGTCATAGATATTGATCAGCTCATCAACAGCAATTGGGCGACCATCTCTCTTAATGTGAACAATTCCAGCCATTTTGCCAACATTAAAATCCATGCCGATATATAACGTATCTTTATCCGTCATATCCTCATCTGAATGATTTAATTTGCGGTTAAATTGATGGTAAATAGTCCCTGTTTTCAGATTAACAAATTGCCCATTTATATAAGCATCAATAAGTTGAGCTGGATATGATTTTCTGAGCGAATCAACGTAATCACTCGGCAAGAACGGGTTAGACAAGGTTGATGCTTGAATCATCCTATAGCCATCCTCTGGGTTTTTCTTCCATTTCTCATAAACGAAATTAAACCCCTCAGGCGTAGTGTATGCACTAACTCTATTAAATGGATTAGACAACCCTTTAGGCTTCTGTCTATTACGCGCAATGATTTTAACCCAAGCTTCTTGGGCTTTTAGTTTTTTAAGGGTGTCAATTTCGTCAACATGTGCCCTGTATGATTCATAACCGATGATTCTAGCTGGATTATCTAACGTTCTTAAAACAAAATCACCAATACCACCAGATGATGTATAGATTATATTTTCAGACTTGTTATATTTATACCTAACTCCGTACTCACTAAGCTTATCCTCCATTCGAGGTGCCAAGATCAATCTGATAAGATCATAGGTTGGTTCATATAACGCAATTAAAGCGCTACTGGAAGCTCGAGCATCTCTAAACGCCGAGATAGCTAACGTTTCCGTTTTACCTGTACCAAAACCACCAACAAAAGCTGGATATTTGCAACCAAGTGTAAAAAACTTAGCCTGTGGCTCTGTCATTGTTACCCGTATTTTCCGACCGGACAATGATCACCTCCATTTCAGCTATCGGCTCATCTTTAGATATATTTGCGATCGCATCAGAAAGCTCTTTATTTTCAAGCTGTTTACGCTCAACATCTAACGACATTTGCACAAGTGATGCCCTTCTAACCTCGAGCGATTCGATTCTTGCAGTTAATCTATCAATGATTGATACATAATCTCGGCGCTTGAACTGCTTCACCCTAACAATTTCATCGTTATCAGGAAATCCACTAATAATAGCTGGCGATTCAGAATAAGAATCAAGCTCAAGTTCATCAAGCCGCTCTTGTTGTTCAGCTTCAGCTTTTAGCGCTCTCATTAGACGAATTTTAGTTAGCCGCAACTCATCATCAAGAGAACCCAGCTCAAGTTCTGCTGATAGCTGTTTTTCTTCATCAGTGAAGAATTTAGAGTAAATGCCGCCAGCTTTAACTGCGTTTCTATTATTTTTGTGTGTTGTTGTTGCTTTTCCGCCATGCATTCGACACCTGCCGTTTGTCATGGCTTTGGATTTACAGGGGCAACCGCTACGGGTTTTTGCCCCGCACAAGTTCGCCATCTTAAACCTCTAAAATTGATTGCATGGGGTGTTTTTAAAAACCACGGCGGTAAGACGCCCTTGTTGACGAACCGGATAGTAAAGCCTTGCCAATTCTCGCAGATGCTCTCCCCACTCTTTCCTCATAATCATAAAATCCGCGCATACATTCCTCCAAAATAAAAACCGCCAATTAACGGCGGTTGTGTTTAAAATCAATTATTAATTACTCTACAAATTTGGCAAAATCTTTATCAATCTTGCCGTCAGGCAAATATTTAATATTAGCATCTGGGATATCTATCCCTAATTTTTCGGCGACCTCTACGCCATCCAAATATTTATCACCCAACAAAAATAAATCCATTGCTCTCAAAAACGCCTCTTTCTGCGCTCTTGTTTGAAAACACATGGCAAACCAGTATTCACTGTCAGTCGTATTTTGAAATCTCGCATTTTCCATTTTCATGCGCTTTCTAAATGCCGCTTGCACCTCATTTAAATCAGACTTAGAATCAATCTCTGGGTTACCCGTTTGCTCTGGCATGCTGTAAACCTGCGGGATGTTTTTCTTTTTGTTCGCAGCTTTTTCCTTTAAAGCTCTTGCTTTTTTCACCGCTTTTTCTTTTGCTGCTTGTTTCTCTTCTACTGTTAATTTAGGCATTTAGTGACCTCTCATATCGAAATATTTCAAGTTCTGCTAACGGGAACCATTCAAGAATTTTTTTATAATCATTCGGCAGATGTTTTTTAAGAGGCATTAAAAACCTTAAATCCAACCCATCAAATGATCTACCAAATAATTTGTAATCAATTGAAAGTTTAATTTTGTGTTTATTAAAACAATCAATCAAGTCCCTTTTTTTCCAGTCCCAAATCGGGTGGTACTTTAACTGGTTATAACTGATTGTCCCGTGTTTGAGCATGGCAACTCGCCTCATCGGACTATCGGCAGCTCTCACACCATCAGCAACTAAAGTTTCACTCGGGAGTTTATGCATTTGAACCATAGCCTGCTGGATATGAATGTAATCAAAATCCGGGAGTCTAGCCTGCTCTATGCACAAACAATTTTGCGGCGGTTGATGAATAAGTTCATTCAACCATCTGTGCAGTGTCGGATGCGGTAAGCGAGCTATCTTTACGCCAAAGAATTTCTCATAATATGAGAGAGACTCTTCCACAAACTCAAGATCTGGGATTAGATACAAATAATACGGTATAACTTCATCAAAGTGTTCTCGAATAGCTAACCATGCAGCAATTGCATCTTTACCAGTTGAAAACGCAAGCAAAGTTTTATTTTGTTTTTCCCTGACCGCTTGAATAGTTTCAAGACCAGATAAAGGATTTGCCATTTCTATCTCCATACTGTAAAATAAGAATCAATAACCATATATTATAGTAATAATTTCCATTATGCAAGAAGAAAATAAACTTTTTTTAAATAATTTATTAAAAGAGGCTCAGTTAACTAGAGCTGAATTATCTAGAATTTCTGGAGTTTCAACGCGACAGATTAGTAATTGGAACAAAACTGGAGTGCCACGGTGGGCTATTGCATATTTAGAATTAAGAGCTAAGTACAATAGATTGCTAGACAAAATTTAATCTAAAAATAAACGCCCGAGGATTTTTATAGTTTATGCAGTAAAAGTGAATAAATATGAGAAAGGCTCAATTAAGAGCCTTAAAGAGTTCAGTGTACCACCACTGAATATTAAGGTTACCCCGATCACCGTATAGAAAGTGAGTTACCCTAAGATCATTTGGATGATAGCTTATTTAATGAGAAGTATCTAAGTTAGTAGTTTTAAGGGGATATGGCTTCTAAGTTTGCCGACCGCGAACCAACTCCCCTTGAGCAAAGAAATTAAACATGATAGAAATGTAACAAACTGCTTAATAACTTTATTTGAGCGTGTTACCCTAACCACATATTTATTATAAATTATTTATCTGAACCAGTACAGCACTAATTACTAATTTTCCTTATCGCCCTTTTATCCGCATTACACTTTTCAATAACATTTAATAAATGTTCGTTATACCTCAAACTACCGCCGAATTTCATGGATTTTGGCGGTAGATTTGGGATACTGTCGATAAGTAGATTCGCTGGTATCGACTGATTGACGTAAACTTTTCGCTCTGTTGTACAAGCTGTCAGCGATAGAAACAGGCACATACTCATTAGCACAATTATTATTTTTAAGCTGCTCATTAATTTGCTCCTGCCGTTTAATAGATTCGTTTTCTAGTTCACGCTTACTTTGCTCGTTATCAGCTATGATTTGATTGTTTTTAGCGATACTCTGCTCTAACTGTTCGATTTTTCCGAACAGTTCAGCGTTTTCAATTTGCAGTCGTTTTTTCTCGTGATAGTTGTTGTAACCGAAATGGACAGCAAAGACAAAAGCGGCAACGATTAATGCTATGCTCGCCATACTTGATTTATTCATAACGATGTAACTCCACACCTCAGGACAGACAAATTTTGTATATAAACAAAAAAAACCAACGGTAACAATTGTAGCCACAAGCCACGAAACGCACTCTACTATAAGCACTTCTAGTGAATTGCGCTCGGTTTCTAGCGCTATTTCGTAATTATGTCCTGAAGCTAAAACATATTTACTTTTTACTTTTGACAATTTGAACATGATGAATCACTCAACAATAACGAGACAAATAAAAACCAACCGTTAACACCTTTAACCGCCATTATTGATGCGATGATGAAGCATAAGATAGACATAACGCCTTCTCCTTTTCTCGTCTGATTACTAAACCTTTTAGAACCTTACCGCCTGCTTTATTCCACCTTGGGAATTCATTACAAGCCGCCTTATAATCACCGTTATTCAGATGCTTATACATTGTTGATGTTCGCATTTTTGTACATCCAACGTTAAAGGTAATTGAGGTCACAGCGTCAAAAACAGACTGGGGAAGATGAAAGCCTTTAGCATAGCGATTAACACATTGTTCAGCCGTTTTTATGTCATCGACCCAACGCTTTGCTATCTCATCATCAGTATAAATTTTTTGTTCAATATGATTACCCGTTGAGCCAATCCCAACCGTTAATATGTTAGCTGGGCAATAATAAGGCTCTCGTAAGCAGGATTCAGCGTTACCGATTATTTCCAGACCCGATTGGCTTGTTCTTATGTCATCTGAGTAGTTGGTAATAACAATACCGATTATTACCGAAACACTACAAATCGCACTCGTCGCTATTTTTGTGGTATTTCGCATAATATTGCTCTCTCAAGTTTTTTTTATGATAAAAATCTCGGCGCTTATACAACCAATTAATAATAAATGTCGCTATTGATAAGATAATACCTACAATAATGGCAATATCATTTAAGCTAAGTGCGCCTAAAAGCGTGCATATAGCGCCCCAGAAATAAGATATCGGTGATGAGTATCTTTCCATGTTAAATATCTTCATATGAGTTAATGATGTGACAGCGTACTAGCTATTGTTAGTTATGTGTGCGTGTCTAGCTTTGCTGTCGATTCTGTGAATGCCCCAAACGTAACGCGCAGAGGTTGTAGGTGGACTTATTTGTAATAGTGATTAAAGCGACATAATTCAAACCAGCATAGACTCATCGCTTTCTAATGCGGAAATCGGAACTTCTAGCGAACCCGATTTTTTAGAGCTGTTTAGCGCATCCAAAATATCGTTTAAATATTTGTCTTGCAAATCCGCTAATTCTTTTGTTGATGTGTTTTGCATAAATTAGGCAATAAAAAAGCTCAACCGATTAAGTTGAGCTTAATTTGAAAACAATTTGGATACAAAAATTCCAGTCTGAGTACTTTATACCACCGCGCTCTTAAGAAATCAAGACTTTTTAAAAAAATCACTTATTCAGCGATAACGAGTGAACAGGTCACTTTCTAAACTATCTATTCGATAGTAATAGCACTTATAGATTATAACATTTAATGAAAATAAATTCCACACATTGATGCTGTGTGTAAAAACCTATCCATTAAATTGTAAGGGTCGTGCGGCAATTCTTCATATTCTTCATATTCTTCATATTCTTCATATTCTTCATATTCTTCATTTGTTAAATGAACTTCAATAGAAGATCTAATCTTGCAACCACCCCTTTCCGCAATTAATCGATAAACAGATTGATCTTTATTGCAATATACTGCAACAGAAGTACCATTTAAAGCCATTCTTGAAATGTAATGCGAGAATTTAAAACCTTTCATAACAATTTACCTTTTAAGTAAACTCGGAAACTGCCGAGCCAGTTGAGTTATTTCTTAACTCTGAATATATAATATAATGACGCGCGCCATTAGTCAACTATTATTTTATCTTTTTTTAATTTTTCTTTTAAAATTTTTAAACCTTCAAATATTGCGGCTTTTTGAGAACCGCAAATGACAGCCAATTCTTTTAACAACAAGCTTTCCTCTTCTGTCAAATACGTGCCAGATAGACGCGGTCTTCCGGCATTGCGAGATCGATATGCTTGTTCGTTTTTCCGTTGCTTTTCTCTATTCATTATTCAACTCAACATCTGCAGAAATGTAGCATTCGTCACCCGTTTTCGATTGATAACGATATACATTAATTTTTTTACTGTTACAAGTCATTAATAAAAGATGTTTGTTATCATAATGTTGATGATACAGTTGCCAAAAAGCCGCTTTTGCTATCTCAAAGTTGGTAGTATTAGTCCTTGTTTCTGAGAGAATTTCACTACCGCCTTTCCGTTGCTTTAATACGTAGACTCTGTATGTTTTTAAATTCGTAGATGCTGCCACTCTCTTCCCCTCAAATCGTTATAAAGCTCTGTTGTCGTGCTGTATTTGTGCCCAAGCAAAACTTGCGTGTTAACGCCTTGTTGCCTATATAACCTTTCTGCTAATGATCTAATTTCAAAAAAAGAAGGTGGGTTATAGTCACGCCAATAGTCTTTCGAAAATATTTTATCTCTAAGTTTACAAAAATCTCGATTAACTCGCCAGTACTCGACTGATTTATTTTTGTATTCAATAAAATATTGTTCTCCGTCTGAGATTTCTATTATATCACGTAGTGACATATCAATCACATTTAGTCGTAAATCAAGAGGTAACGCAATCTTACTACCAAATTTTATTAATTTTTGCTCTCCATCAATATTTATATATTTTCTGCCTTTTTGCTGATGAATAAATAAATGATCATCTTTAATAAAATAATCTTCTTGGTTCACGCCCATTTTCAACACATCCGATGGACGCTGCGCTGTAATTATTGTCAGCATTAGCATATTATATAAATATTCGTGACAATCTTGCCTTGCTCGATCTGCTAATGTCAAAAATTCATCAAACAATAATCTTGCTCGCTTTACTCGTTGAGCCGGGTATTTCAATGGCCAAATAGGGTTGCTGTCTATATACCCATAAATAATAGCCTCATTAAACGCATCTTTTAATAATGAATGCATGGATTTTGCAGCACTTGACTTGTCTGCCAACACATAGTTATTGATGATTTCTTTTAAGTGGATCGGCTTTACATCATTTAATTTTAAATCTCCGATCTTATTATCAACAACCCTTAAAAATCGTTGTTTTTCATATATTGTTCGAACATTCAAATTCTTTTTTAGTAAAATTCTCTCATATTGTGATAACCAGTCGCGACAAATAATCATATTATTCACTCTCTCTGATTATGTTAATTTCTTTTAGAGAAAGCACCTCATCTAATCCGATGAGAGATGGGAAGTCGCGATCCGGTCGATTATAATTCATGTCAGCTAATTTATCTAAACCTTTACTTGATATACCAGCCTCTCTGAGTTGAATGATAGCATTTTCAATAATCTTTTGAGCATCCCAGAATTCACGCTTAGCATTAGCTCGTTGAATTTTGATTGTTCTAGACATGATGCTTATTGATTTCAGTATTTCATCAATACTGATAACTCGTTTTAATTTATCAACAAGAACTTCTTTTTTCGACTCTGTTTCAATTTTGATTTTACTGTGTTTAGCTTCTAGAATTGATAAAGCGGCTTGTTTGTTATTGAGCAAATCAATGCAATCTTGATATTTTTTGATTCTTTTTTGATATAGATTTATTTTTCGATTAGTTGATTCAATTAACAAATCTAATTTATTAATAGTAGATTTTAATTCTGCAAGTGTAGCCATAATAATTTACCTTTTAAGTAAACTCGGAAACTGCCGAGCCAGTTGAGTTATTTCTTAACTCTGAATATATAATATAATGACGCGCGCCATTAGTCAACTATTATTTTATCTTTTTTTATGTTATTAAATAATTCTATCTTTGATCATATCTAACTCTATCCCTGCGCTCAATTTTAATGCTGAAAAATAGCCATTTAAATAGTCTTCGCCTCTTTTTTTTAGTTTGTCCACAGCATTCCAATTTGCTCCCATTTTTCTTGCAATATCTTGCACTGACAGAGGTTTAACTATATAAATATTGTCAACTCTAATGCCGTTAGCTATCTGTTTTGATGAAGCCCCATGGATGCCATTTGCATGTCTCTTCCATTCATTTCTTACATATCCCTCTGTTGCAATATAATCAGTAATTACCTGCTTTTCACCGAAGTAGAATAAAATTAACGTATCATAAATATCCTTTGATTGCTGTCCGTTTAACATCAAAATAGACAAAAACGCCTTATTAATCAATTGAGCATCACTATCAGAGCAAACCTCTTTCATTTTTTTGGGTTGACAGTGATAATAAGATGGCGTGTTTTGCTTTAAATATAGATTTTTTCTAGACCAATTACCGAATCTAGTGCAAACCTCTGTAATATCATAATTAACAACAAATCTTGCGTTTTTAACTGTTTGCATCTCTTTTTTTGGCTCATCATCAACGTATACATATTCAGCTAGCATTATTATTCCTCGATATTTTTAATTATTATTTGACCGACATTACCCCAAATTTTTGTTACTCGACCGTCCCAAACTCGACAATCCTCGCCAAAAATAGCGTCCAACAAACCTTTTTCTAGATTGTCTTTGTCTGGTCGTTGCTGATGCGGTTTTCCGTCCATTTCAGCTCGTTTTTTATTGCTCCACGATTTCGGCATAGGTATAACAAAAATAATGTGATAATGACTTTCTGGCAGCGTTACGCCGCTTGCTTTGCATTCGTCTTTAAATGCAAAATATTGCAATACTGGTTTCCTCTTTGCCCACCTGTCGCGCTGTGTCATCCGCGGTTTAGGAACTGGAGTAATGTTATAAATCATGCTCTTATTTTTCCTTCCTTGATCAGTATGTCTTGTGTTCTAATAACCCCCTCAGCGTGCGCTAATCTAACGAATTCATGCTCGTGATTTCTTGTCCTGCGGTCGATTTCATCATGACAAGCTGAGCACGCCCATGCGCCTTGTAAGTCGTTTGGTTTCATACCTACACCGCACGTTCCTGCTAATCGATAGTGAGCTAACACTGTAGTTTCTGGATTATGATTGCAACATGGCAACCGTATTTGACACTCTCTACCTCGCGCCTCTCTAGTTAGTTTACTCATTTGTTCGCCTTCCTTTTATTAGCATAGAATCTACCGCAAGAGCCTTTTACCTCACCGCTAACGCCGACTAACGGTCTGTTACAGACAAATAAATCTAAATCGACGTTATATAAACATGCCCCAGCGCATTCTGGGCATTTAAAATCAGTTTTAATTAATTTGTGTTTTCTCGGCATCATTAACTCTATTTAAATTATGCTGATTAATGTATTCTCTGCGTTGTTCTCTAACTACTGCTATTGCTCGCTCTAATGCTTGTTCTGTATCATCGTATCGTTTCAGTTGTTCCAAATATTCGTTTAATTTCATTGTTATTCAACCTGTTTGTTTTTTAGTTTTTGATATTCACTATCTCGCGGTATTCTCAGTTCAAACCCGTTTTGATATGACCATGTTTCAATCTGCTGTAAATAAAAATGCATTTCGCCAACATCTAATTCAGATGTTTTAACCAACTCTTGAGTTGTAGTTATTTCACCTGTTATAACGTTTTTATGTTCAACCTCCTGATAACCTAAGAACATTTTTTTAAAGTCCGCTTTCACACTTTCCAGTGTGTAAACATCTTTTTTTGATCTCCTGTTGGCCTGTTTTGCTATATCGTCGTACCACATGTGAGATAGCGAGTTTTGATCAATGCTCCGCTTGTCTTTCCAAATTTTTATTATTAGCCGATATCGTTTATCGCTTAAAACAAGATCGGACAATAATTTAAAAACGACTTTAATGTTTGATTTATGTAAGCAAACGTCTTCCATTACGCACCTATACATAGATGTTTTTTATTATCAAAAATCTTCTCGTACTCGTTAGCCTTGGCAATATCTTGCTCTAACGCATCTTTTTTGCCTGCCCTGATTCTATATTTCAGAATATTTCCGAGGCAGAAACCTTGGAATTGCTCAACTGTCATGCTACGTGCGATGATATCGATTGATTCGATACCGCTAATTATTTGATAATGTTTTGGATTTTTTACGTTGTTATTCATTTATTAATTACCTATGATTATTTTCGTATCATTCTTTTGTTGTAACTATGATGCGATGATTAGCTGTTTCATAAAAAATTACCCCGTTTTCGTTAACCCTGTTTTTTATTGAGTCAAGAAATTTTCCAGCTTGTATCAACTCATTGTTTGAAAAAAATGAATTAATGATGTTAATGCTAGCTACTGAAACGTTGACAGCTAACGCAATAACGATTAACCAAGAAACTAGACCGTTAATAACCGCTTTAGAGCGTCTAGTAAAATCTTCAAACATCCCTAAACCCTCACACACTCAAAATTACGGACCAACACATCAACTTTAGTATTGCCGAATGAGTTTTTAACTGTAGCCAGCGTTTTAATTAAACCTTTTTCTGTGAGTTTTGAATCACGATGCAATACGATTGTTCCCCACTCTTGCCAACCTTTTTTAACTTCTGCTGTTATTTTGTAAGCCATTTTTGTATTAACTCCCGTAATTTTTCCTTGTCTTCTTCTGAATATTTTTTAACTCGTTCTGCTAACTGCTGTTTAATCTTTGCCGTATTTGCTTCTGGTTCTCTTATCGCTCTCACATAGTCATACGCTATTTTGTCGAGCATGTGATTAATACCGAGTGGGCAGTGGTTAACTAACGGCTTTCGCATGCTTTACTCTGTTTTTTTAGTGATAACACCTCGTTTTGAGGTCGGTTATATAAATAGTTAAATGGAGTGTGCTTATCACTAGATAAAAACTGATTTGTATAGGCATTAAATTCAACTGGTACTTTTCCACACCAACCCTCACCCTCTCTTTGTTTATCAACTGATAGCAATGTGTTTGGAGATGCTAATAATTTTTCGTCTTTTTCGTTTAGCTCAATATTAGGAAATCTGTTAATCCTTTCGTTAAGCTCCTCTTTTTTCTTGTTGCGCCAAACTGTTACTAGATTGTCTAATAAGTCTGTAATTGCCCCAGTCCCTTTTACGTCCATTTTGCCTACTGGTTTTTCTTCGCTTTCCCCTTTTCTTGGGTGAGTAACTAAAAACACATGTACATCATTTTGATTTTTAAAATCACACAATTGCTCGATAAACGCTTTTTGACCGTTATAATCATCTTCTGCCATGCCGCACATCATCAATGAATCGATGATAAAAACTTTTACGCCATATCGTTTGTGTGCGTACTTAAATACAGTTAGCAGCCTTTCTGTTTTAGCTTTACCTGTTACGTTGAATACCCACAAAGAGTCGTTAAGCTTGTCCATGATTTTTTCAACATCTTCACGCTCTGGCTCTGGTGTGCAAATACCTTGGCGAACCAGCCTTTTTAACAGTATTGCAGGTCTAAGCTCTAATGATGCAATGCAAACTCTTAACCCTGATTTGATGGCATCTAGTGAGAAATTACCGACTAATTGAGATTTACCATGCCCATTAACACCGTTAACCGCTGTCACTTCATGGCTACGAAACTTTAGCTTCTCAGCTAATCCCTCAATGCTTGATGTGAACATGTATTGTTCAGGAGCAAAAAAAGCATCAATAACACCTTGCTTGAAATCACCTGCTCTTTTTAGCTCTGTAGGATCTAACTTTTCAGCACTGATAACGCATTGAATAAACTCGTCTCGTGACACACCTTTCATTAAACATTCGTTAGCGTCCTTAAACCCTTTTGGTAAATGAACAAAATTACAACGGTGATAACCTAGTCTTGTTGCAATTTCCTTTGTAGCTAATTGCCCCGCTTCGTCGTCATCCATGCAAATAAATATTTCTTCAAATCGTTCAAGATTTTCATATTCGTAATCTATCCATTGTTGTTTTGCTCCAGAGCCACCACCGAACGGCACGGATAATGCAGGTAGTCCATATTGATTAATGGTCATTGCATCGATTTCACCCTCGCATAAAACAACCATGTTTCTTTCGCTATTGCTAATTGCCTGCCAACCGAATAGGCACGGTTCACAATCTGCCTCAGCCATAATTATTTTTTTATTCCCGTTACGCTCCAAGCCTAGTCGTTTGATTTGCAACGTTTCACCATCTCGAATATATGGAAATGCTATCGCATCAACTTCCGTCTTGCTTTCATGATTAAATACCTTAGCGTCAACAACCTTGAATGCTCGTGCTGTTGCCTCAGAAATACCCCTTGAAGCTAAATACGAATAACACTGCCTGCTTGGTAAAATCCCTTTTTTCTCTGGTTTCTTAAATTGTTTTTTAGGTTTTTCAAAATAAGAATTTTCATCACGAATTCCTAAAAATTCTTTAGCTTCTTGAATAGCTATGTGCATTGATACGCTTCTAACAGCAACCCATAAATCTAATAAATCACCGCCTAAACCACCATTAAATTCACACCAAACTCGTTTGCCATTGACGTTGATTTTTAGGCTTTGTCCCTTATCGCCTTGCAGATCGCCAACACACCATTCGCCATGAATTTTTTTACCATTTGGCAACAAATGCCTAGCCACATCTTCCGCACGCTCCCATAACTTATTTGATAATTCTTTGATGTTCATAGCGCTTTTAACTCCAATTTTTTAAACCAATAATCAACAAATGACTGACTAAAAACTCCGTACCCATACCCAACAATGAGCAATTTTTTTATTTGCCTACGCATTAACTATCGCCCTGCATAAACATATACAGATCATATTCACGCTGCTGTTCGGGTGTCATTTGCGATTGAGATCGCCTTGCATTAGCTGGTAACTCATCTTCCCATCGGGATTGGTTTAGGTAGGTCGTTGGATGCAAATTAGCAAACCCAAAGATATTGGCTTTTAGCCTGCACTGGATGTCACCTGCCAACATTTGAGCAAACACCTCAGGCGTTTTATTTTCTGATTTCCAATTTTTGTATGCTGTTTTGAAGCTGGTAATTGCTTTTGATTTTCCAACTTTTGGTAGCCCTGCTTTGTAAAAAATTTCAAATGCAGAATCGAGCAATATATTATTGTCTTTATTGTCTTTTGTAGTATTGTCTTTTGTGTTTACCTCTTTTGGTAAAGAGTGATTTACCGTTTTGGTAAAGGTTTTCTTTACTGATTTGGTAAATGTTTTACTGGTTTGGGTAATATCACTTTTCCACTCACCAAGATTTTTATTTATTCCCACTTCACGCCCTTTTGTTACTAGAACATCCATCTTGATCAGCTCGTTTTTTATGGTTGAACATCTCGTTTCTGGATAACCTGTTAATTCTGATAATTGTTTATTACCTATCCAGTCTATTTTTTTGTTATAACCGTAAGTTTTACGCGCAATCGATAACAATAAATTTTGCTGGCGCAAAGTGAACGGAAAAGAGATTATTTTTTCCAATAAATCGTTAGCAATTCTGGTATAGCCATCATCTAAATTAGCCATACGCCCCTCTCTAGGCTGAAAATCGATTACTTTTGCCGTGGACATGATTTACCCTCTTTAGCTGCTTGAAACACTTCTACAAATCGCTTTCCAAATCCTCGATTATGTAATGCGACCATAGCTAACTCGTCGGGTTTTTCAGCCCGTTGACATGTTCTGTAATATGATTTATTCTTTCTCATGTTATTATTCCTTAAATCGTTACGCTCACTAGGTGCAACTAGTGAGTCGATTTAATTAATCCCTTAGCGTGTTTTTTTGCTCTATCCAAACAATCATCAAAAATCTTTCCTTTTTGTGTTGGACATGGGCGACGATAATATTCATCAACCCCAACATTTGCAGACGCTAATGCTATTTCCCTGCTGTAACCATCTTTTACTAAAAGATCAGTGATATTTTTAAAAATAAAATCAGTTGGATTCACATTAACCTCCACGTTTCATTGTTTAATGTGCTCATGCTCGACCTCTAATTACTGACCAGTTGACATCGGGACGCAGCTCTTCGCACGTTACTAGTCCGTTCAGTGCTTGCTCCAGCAAAATAGCTTTATCTTCTCCGATTTTACTAACCCCATTCAGCCATTTACTTACCGCTACTTGACTAACTCCGCAGATTCGAGCTAGCTCTCTCTGCCCTCCAACTGTAGTTATTGCTTTTTTTAAAGGCTCCATTTTTTTCTCCTTAATTAAAACTAAATTAATGATAACTAAAGTTATTGATCAAGTCAACATTGTGATAACTTATGTTTTTTTATTTTTTATAACAAAAGTTATATAATCAAAACATAAGGAGTCGTTATGAATACATTTAATGAACGTTTTAAAATTGCATTTGATAAATCTGGTTTATCACAGCACGATTTAGCCAAGGCAGTTAATGTTTCTCAACCAGCAATCAGAAAGTTGGTGGCAGGTGAGTCAAAAAGTTTTAGAAAAATATCTGAGTTAGCTCAGGCTCTAAAAGTAAATTTAGAATGGTTGTCAGCTGGAACGGGCGATTCTGGACTAGATGATCAACAATTTGAATTTGTAGGCACAGTTAAGAATGGAGCAGTAAAAGTTAAAGGAGAGGCTGTAATGGGAGCTAATGGAGCTTTTGAAATGGACGAATCTTTAAATGGTTATTTAAAATTTTATAGTGACGATCCTAGCGCGTTCGGCTTACGAGTAAAGGGCGATTCAATGTTTCCTAGAATAAACTCTGGAGAGTTTGTTGTCATCGAACCAAAAGTCATGCCAGCGTCAGGAGATGAAGTTTTTGTCAGGCTGAAAGATGGAAGAAATATGATAAAAAAACTTGAGTATCATAGAGATTCTGAATATCGTTTCACTAGCATCAACCAAGATCACCCTCCAATTACAATTAGTGATGAATTAGTAGATAAAGTTATGTATGTAGCCGCAATTGTTAAATCATCAAGATTTATTGATGTTCATGATATCTAACCTTAAAAGTAAGTATAATAGATAACCGCCTATAAAGCGGTTATTAAAAATAGAATATTTACGTGAAAACAATAATAATTATTAGCATTATAGAAGTAATTTAAAATTTTTATAAAAATAAAACAGATAATCCCATAATATAAGGCAATAAATATGAATACCTTCAAAAGTAAACTAAATAATCACTCGGAGCATGTAAAAAAAGTTGGCAATCACTGCACTACAGAAGAAACGACAAAACAAGCTTTAATATTACCACTTTTGGATATATTAGGTTTTACACCATACGACCCAACAAAAGTAAAAGCAGAATTTAAAGCTGATTTTCCCGGAGAAAAAGCTAATGAGCGAGTTGATTATGCTCTTTTCTGCCAAGATTTACCTGTAATGTTCATAGAGGCAAAATCATGGAATGAAGAATTAACAAATCACTGCCCACAACTTTCAAGATATTTTAATGCAACCCCAGAAGTAGCTGTGGCGGCAATAACAAATGGTAGAGAATGGAGATTTTTTACAGATTTAGAACAAAAAAACATTATGGACTCAAGCCCTTTCTTAAAAATTAAGATCGAAGAATTACAAGATAATGATTATGAACAACTTTATCAATTTAGATACGATCAATTCAAACCAGAAGCATTAAGAACATTAGCAGAAGAAAGTATTTATTTTTCATTATTCACTAAAACAATAACTTCAACCTTGAGAGAAGCTCCGATTGATTTTGTTAAATATGTAGCAAACAAATCAAACATATCAAGACAACTAAATCAAAAATTTCTTGATAGTATTACACCAATTGTAAAAAATGCAATTGAAAGAGCTGTAAGCAATATGGTGGTTGTGGGTCTAACAGGAAAAAAAGAAATTTCAGACGATACACCAAGCGACCAAGAACAAACAACAATAATTGATGAAAAAGCCGATATTGTAGATCCTGAAAATAATAAAATTATCACAACTTACTCTGAAAGAGTTTTGTTCGATCACATACATTCGATAACAAATGACGATGAATTAACATACAAAGATACCGAATCATATTTTAGCGTGCTTTATCAAAATAAATCCAACAGATGGATGGTCAGATATTTTGATAATAAACAACGCCCATCAATTCAATTGCCCATTGAGCTAACAGACAACATAAAAGACGAAGTTAAGAGAGCTGGATTAGAAATTGGCTCAGGAGATCAAATTATTATTGATAAACCTGAAAACGTATTAAGAATATCTGGATTGATTCTTGACGCATATGAATACACAAAAAATGATGAAAATTTCAAAAGAAAATAAACTTTTATTTTAATTTATTTCAAAGCCCAATAAGGGCTTTTTTTATACCTCCCCAAAAAAACCCACCAAACAGATTAAAAAACAACCAAACGATAACTTTTATTTAAATATTGATAACTTTTGTTATTGACTAATTTGATAACTAAAGTTATTATTATCACATCAAAACAAATCAACTTACCAAAAGTTGAAGCTCTTTAAAAATTCGGAAAGTCGGAACAACTTATAAAGTGTTATTCAAGTAGACAGTGTGAAAGCAAAGCTCATCTTAGAACGAAATGCCTAGCTCCCTCTAAGCTGATGAAAAGATAGCACGGAGTAAGGGAGCGCATTACCTGCTGGGGTATGTACCAGCATTCAAATCAAAGCGCATTTAAACAAGTGCGCTTGAATTTGAAATAAGAAAGGAGATAGATGATGTTACATAGAGCTGTAGAAAATAGTTACGAAAATGCTTATTGCAACATGATAAACAATATCGAAATGCAAGACGATAAAGAAGCAGAAATCAAAGCTCAGTCAAACGAACTTTATGACAAGCTCAGCGATGATGATTATCTAGAAATTGAAGAAAAAATAATGAAAGTGTTTGGTTGGGATGATGTTGACACTGATTCAGTTCAAAAAGCATTAAAGCTCATATGTTATGAAAAAGCTGAATTCCATTTTAATGAAAAAAATAAAAAATCATTTTATTAAGCTAACGAATTTTAACAGCTCGGAAAGACGGGCTGCTGCGTTATTTAGAATTAACAAATAAGGATACTTTTATGAATACATATCACAAATATGCATCAAACGTATTTTTAGCAAAATGCACAGAAAAACACAATAAAGGCGATGTTATAGAAGTTACTACGAAATACGGGAAAGATAATGAAAGCATTGTTTATAATTTAGTATTCGAAAAAGACGGATTTTTTTATTATTCAATAATCCGTGCTGATGGTTTTAACGTACAGGAGAGAGCAAAAGCAAGGGCTAATAGATATACACAGTGGGCGAATTCTGCTATCGGTCAAAGCAGATATTTACAGCAAGAAGCAAATGAAGGTAAAGATTTTTTAGCATTAGGCGAACCGATCAAAACAGATCATTATAGCGGAAGACGACATCGTGCTCTAATTGAGCGAAATCATGAGCGAATGAGAAAATCATCGGAACTTAGAAAAAAAGCAGAACGACACGAAGAAAAAGCCGAATATTGGGCCAGTCGTGAAAATGATATCAATATATCAATGCCTGAATCACTTGAATTATATAAATATAAATTTGAAGAGACTGAAAAATTTCACGCAGACATGAAAAGCGGGAAAATTCCTCGCGCTCATATGTGTTCATTAGAGTATGCAAAAAAAGAAGCCAATAAATTTAAAAAACTTTACGAATTAGCTAATCAGTTATGGGGATAAATTCTGACAGCTCGGAAAGACGGGCATCTATATCCATTCGCCCTCAAAAGAGGGCTTTTTTATGAATTATCTGAATAGATTAATAATCTTGCGGAGATATCAATGATAATGATGATTACAGTAATACTGCTAGTCATAGTGCTAGCGTCAGCGGCTGATCAAGTTTTAGATGTGGTAGTTAATCTAGTCATGATTATGTCGTTTGTTCTAGTGTCGATTGTAGTGTTAATTTTACTCATACCTACCTCAATAATCGAGGTAATGTGTTGGTTAACGAGACATTTTGTGATGAAAATTACGACAGCAACTAACGTAAATAGCAATACAAAAACTAAGGATTAAACAATGACAAGTCAAAAAATTATTGAACGATTACAAAAACAAAACTGGTTTATTAAATGTGAAACTGAGCACGAAGTGGCATTAGTATTAAACGCTTGCTTGGATGCAGAAGTTAACTGGTCTCATGGAGCGTCTGCGTCGTACTTACCTGATCTGATGTTACAGGAAAAGCCTTTATTTATTGGGCACGATGCGGAATATGGGTGCGGTTTGTGTTGGGATGATCTGGAACCATTTCGCATTAGTAAAAATAACGAAGACATAACAGATTGGTTTTTCGAAGAGCTGAGGAATGAATAATGGAAAAATTAACACCGCAGAATGAACATCAAGAGCACATGGTGCAGATTTTATTAGCAAAAATGCAAGGATTAACTGTTGAAAGCAAAATAAAAAATATTTGGGGATGGTCAAACCCTAGTGACATTTTTTTAGATTCAGAGTATCGCATTGCACCAAAGCTAACTCCTCTATCTCTCTCACGTGAGATGTGGGCGATGATTGATAAAAAATGGAACTATGCAGCAATGGATAAAGATGGCAGAGTGTTTTTTTATAATATTAAACCGCACATCGATATGGTCTTTAAATCATGGGGCAATGACAGTGCACACACTGTCGGGTGTGCATTAGCTATTAATATCGAGGGTATTAACTGGAAACAGTCGCTAACTAAACGTCCAAAGGACGTCTAAATGAACAAAATACCGATTGATCGCGTCGGCTGTAATGTACATGAAACAGACCGATTTAACATTAATTACACACTAAATAAAGGCGAAAAAATATACGCCTTTTTTTGTACCCTAATTTTATCGTTCGGCGGATTATTTATGCTATTCCGTTGGATGTTACATATTGCTACGGAGTAATAATTATGACATGGGAAGAGGTTTATAGTTCGCTGTCAATTCAATCAAGAATGATCATTGATATAGCAGAAGCATATCGTGTTGATTTAACTGAATTAGCAAATTTACAAGTTCAAAAACAAGAGAGTAACACACATTTAAATGAGGTGATTCATGGAGTTAGCTAAATTAGACGCGCCTTTCCACCCTAAAGACATTGAGTGGAGAGTACAACAGTGCGGTATCTCTAATAACAAGCCATGGTGTATGGTTTTAGCGTATGTAACAAACAGAGCTATTCAGCAACGACTTGATGAAGTTTGCGGAAAAGAAAACTGGCAAAACGATTATCACCCTGCGCCAGATGGTGGGGTTATGTGCAGCATTAAAATCAAAATTAATGGCGAGTGGATAACGAAAAAAGATGGTGCAGAAAACACTCAGATAGAAGCTGTTAAAGGCGGTATATCTGGAGCAATGAAACGAGCAGGCGTCCAATGGGGAATTGGCAGATATCTTTATGATTTAGAAGAGGGTTTTGCTAAAACTTCGCTGGAAAAGGTTGATGGCTGGAATAGAACGAAAACAAAAGATAGTAAGTATATTTGGTGGGAGACTCCAACGCTCCCAGATTGGGCGTTGCCAGTTGAGTATATTTTATCACTATTCGAGAGTGACGCTATTAATTGCAAATCTATGGATGAATTAAAAGCGATTTATACAAAATATTACAATCGCTGCGTTGTAATAGGTGCGGATGATCGGCTTAAGTCATTGAGTGATAAATATAAATACAAACTAGAGAGTAAATAGCAATGAGGAAATTTAACATCTATTTTGATATAGAAACTATTCCGACGCAATCCAAGCAGTTAAAAACTCATATTCAAAATAATTTAACTCCACCTAGTAATTACAAGAAACAAGAGGCGATTGATGCGTGGATTGAAGAGCACAAAGATATTGTTTACCGAAAAACCGCTTTAAACGGCGGTTTTGGTCAAATTGTTTGTATTGGTTATGCAATCAATGATGAGAATGTGCGAGTAATTTATTTTGATGACTGGGTATCATCTGAAAAACAAATATTGCAATCATTTTTTAATGATTTAATTGAGCGTTATAGACCCAGTTCAGATATAACCCCGCATTTTATTGGGCATAATATCGAAAATTTCGATCTTCGATTTATTTATCAGCGCGCAATCGTTTTAGATGTTATACCTCCGGCATTTTTACCGCTAAATAACAAATCATATAACAATATGTACATATTTGATTCTATGACAGAGTGGGCGGGTAAACGTAATTATGCGTCATTAAATGAAGTTTGTTTGGCGCTTGGTATAGAGCCAAAATCCGATGATGTCGATGGCTCAAAAGTCTGGGATTTGGTGCGAGAAGGGAAAATAAAACAGGTTGCAGATTATTGTGCTGCCGACGTTGAGAAAGTTAGATTAATACATAAGCGCATGACATTTCAGAATGCAAGTTAATTACAACCGTTCAAGTGACAATTTTGTTGGGAATAATTATGACTAGATTAACTAAAACTATCAAAGAACAAATTTGTAAAAATGCAATTAAACAATCGCCAGTAACTAAAGAGCTAGAAATAGCGAATGAAAATTTATCCAAATTAGCTCTTGACGTTTATAACGATAACGTAACTGCTGAACAGCTCAAAGAAGCGGATGAGATAAGAGCTAGAGGTAAGAGCTTGCCATTTAATTATTATTTCTCTTTTCGAATTAACCGTGATGTGCGGTGTTACTTTAATGGGTTCAGTGCATATCTAGCATTGCCGCCGGATCGGGATTTTTATGAATTAGACGAAAAGCCAGCATATCCAGCTGATCATGAGTTTTCAAAACAATATTTATCATTACAAAGTCAGCGGGAAAATCTAGAAAAACAAAAAACAGATTTAAATCATGAGATTATGGCCATTCTGAATAGCTGTTCAACTCTCAAAAAATTACAAGAAATATGGCCAGAGTCAGTCAACTTTTTAGACGGTATACAAGCAGATGTTATTAAAACTAATTTACCTGCCGTTGTTGTTGACGATTTAAACAAAAAACTTGGCATAACGAAAGAATAACAAAATAGCGTCTGGTATATGCGCCGATAATTAGTGTTAGCAGAGATGCTGTCCGCAATTACAGTTAGCCCACTAATTTGAAATATGCAAGCCGATTATTTGACAGGCGGTAGCCACGCCGTTGGCGACAGAGTGGCACCTACCAAAATCACTACATCAGAGAGTTTTAAAATGGCTATTCTAAACAAATCACAAACAGAGAAGCAGAATAAAGATTACTGGCGAACATCAGAATTATTGATCAATGATGCGTTAAAATTGCTGAATATAAAAAGTTTTGATACTGATGTGTGTTGCTCGAATGAGAGCGTGAAAATAAATAACGCCACTTGTTATATAACAGAATCTGACAATGCGTTAGAGAGTAATTTATGGTTTTTGTCTGGTAACCCAAGTAACACCTCATTTTGTAATCCACCATTTTCTAAAAAATGGGAGTTTTTCCAAAAAGCAGTAGAACAAGTTAATAAATGGAAGAATCAAGTTTTAATGGTGCTACCGTACACTCCTGTAACAAAAGCGTGGCACGACAATATACACGGGCAAAACTGTATTATTTACGTACCAGATGGTCGTTATCAATATTTATTGCCGAACGGCAAAAAATCAGCGAATAGCTGTAATTTTGAAACGTGTTTAGTTCTAATTGTACCGTTTAAATGTGGTAATGTGATAATTAATTATAAGAGAGGTTATTGTGATTAGTTTAATAATTGAAGAACAAGATGGTGATGTCAATTTCAAAATTGACGGAATGAACACGGCAACAGAGGCGGAGAATGAGGTGATTTTGTCAATATTACAATCCATGAATAATGATTTTACAATAGAAAAAACGGAAATAACGCTGGAGCAAAAAAAATGGCAAGTAGAGGAATAAATAAAGTAATTTTAGTCGGCAACGTCGGACAAGACCCAGAAGTTCGTTACATGCCGAATGGTAACGCGGTTGCTAATCTTAGTTTAGCGACATCAGAATCCTGGAAAGATAAACAAACTGGCGAAACTCGTGAGCGCACTGAATGGCATCGAGTTGTTGTTTTTGGTAAATTAGCCGAAATTGCAGGTGAGTACATAAAAAAAGGCACTCAAGTGTATATTGAAGGTCAATTACAAACAAGAAAATGGCAAGATCAATCAGGACAAGATCATTACACAACTGAAGTTGTAGTTAACCCAATTGGTGGTACATTGCAAATTTTAGGCGGTCGTGACAATAATAACGCTAGTCAGACACAGCAAAAACAACAGCAACAAACAACACAGCATCAAGATACGTTTGATGATGATATCCCTTGGTAGGTATTTTATGAATAAACAAAATATAATTGAACAGTGTATTGAATCATACTCAAGGTTAAAAAATTTAAAATTAGTTGGTCTTGAGGTTGGTATTCCGTGGCAAACAGTTTATGTATATCTAAAACGCTCAGGAGTCGCCGTGACTGGCGACAAGGCTAGATATGGTTCAGCTACAGATAGAGTTGCTGTTATTGGAGAGCAACGTTTTAAAAAAGCCGTACCATTTGCCATAGATAATAATGATTTGCAATTTCAGGCGTCGGTTGATTTTAGCATTAACAATCTAACTGTTGACGTAAAAACATCAAAATTACAACATAAACAACCAAACAACAGATCATCGGAAAGATGGGCGTACTGCGTAAATAAACAAAAAGATATCGCCGATTTATTCGTTTTTTACGCATTAAATGATGATTTAGAAACTGAGCATGTATTCCTCATGCCAAATGAGATAGTTACAAATGCGACTACAATATCAATACCAAAATCAGGAAAGAGCAAATGGTTTGACTATAAAGTAGAGGAAAATGAACTAGCCAATTTTTTCAAACAACTAGCTGCATAACATTTACCCACAAAATCTGTTAACAACTCACTGAACAACCACCCTGTTCTATTGGTAAAAATCATGAACGTACTATCACTATTCGACGGCATAAGCTGTGGTCGTGTTGCGCTCGAACGTGCAAATATTAATGTAATAAAATACTACGCTAGCGAAATTGACAAATACGCAATACAGGTTAGCCAAAATAATTACCCAGATATTATCAGACTAGGCGATATAAATAACTGGGAAAACTGGGATATAGATTGGTCCAGTATCGATTTAATATTAGCTGGCTCACCGTGTCAGGGTTTTTCATTTGCTGGCAAACAGCTAGCATTTGACGACAAACGATCTGCATTATTTTTTAGATTTGCAGAAATATTATCGCATGTTCAATCACTAAATCAAAACGTCAAATTTTTACTCGAGAACGTCAGAATGAAAAAAGAGTTTGAACATGTAATTACATCAGTCGTCGGCGTTGAACCTGTTCTAATTAATAGTGCGTTAGTCTCCGCACAGAATCGCAAACGTTTATATTGGGCAAATTGGGCGTTTGAACAACCCGAAGATAAATTAATTTTATTAAAAGACATTATTGATGATACGGCGTTAACCGATAAATCACGAGCGATTTTTCAACGTCCACGAGGTAAAAACGAGGGTTCAATTCTAACAGAAAAAAGCTCATCCATGACCAGCAGATCGTGGGAGCATAATAATGTTATTTGCTCCGCTGGTTGGATTAAATGGTGGAATGAAAATAAAGAGCATCAACAACAGAAAAAATATTCTCAATTATGCAATGATGAACCAAAGTCTATCACGCTAACAGCTCGGCAGTACGCTAGCTGGAACGGTAATTTTTATCAAATTGATGATAAAACATTCAGAAAACTAACGCCAGTTGAGTGCGAACGTCTGCAAACTCTACCGGATAATTACACAGCAGGCATTAGTAATTCACAGCGTTATAAATGTCTGGGCAACGGTTGGACGGTTGACGTTATAGCACATATTTTACGAGCAATAAATTATTAACTGAGGTTTTACAATGAATAATCCAAAAACAGTACTAGACGTCTGCTGCGGATCTCGAATGTTCTATTTTAACAAACTCGATGACAGAGTTTTGTTTTGTGATAAGCGGAATGAGCGTCACATTTTATGTGACGGTAGAGTACTAGAGGTTAATCCTGACGTGGAACTTGATTTTACAGCACTGCCATTTTCAGATGAATCATTTCATCTAGTTTGTTTTGACCCGCCGCATTTAGTTAAAGTTGGGCGCAATAGTTGGCTAGCTAAAAAATATGGCCAACTCAATAAATTAACGTGGCAAGAGGATTTAAAAATGGGATTCTGTGAGTGTTTTCGCGTGCTAAAAAACAACGGAACACTAATATTCAAATGGAATGAAACAGATATACCGGTTAAATCTATTTTAGCGCTAACAGAGTATAAACCGGTGTTTGGCCACATTAGCGGAAAACGTTCAAATACGCACTGGATGACATTTATAAAACAGAATTAGGAAAGATAATGACTACACACGAATTAAAAATTAAATCAGAGTATTTTATGGACGTTGCTCGATGTCAGAAAAAGGGGCACATAAAAATCATCAAAGGGACAGCAAGAGGCATTATTGTGGTTGATAGAGAGGTGTAAGCATGGCGGAATCAATTATATTAACAGATGATGAATTACATATTTTAACAGGCAAAAAAAGAAAAAATTTACAAATACAATGGTTAAAAGAAAACAAATTTTGCTTTCATATCAATTTGCTTGGTAAACCAGTAATCTTACGTTCATCATTGAATCAAAAAGTAAGCATTGAGCAAAAACAACAGCAAGAGCCTGATTTTGGAGCTTTAAATGGCAAGGAACCGTAAAGATAAAAAAGACAACATCCTCCCTCCTCGCGTATCAAAAAATAAATATTCATACTACCTCAAAACAAGAGAAAACAAAACCGTCACACTAGGCTCGATCAATATGAGCATGGTCGAGTTATGGGCGAGGTATGAAGGGGTTATTGCTGAACAAAAAGAGGAAATGACGTTTAGCAAGCTGTGGAGCATGCACTTAAATAGCGCTGCTTTTCATAAACTGTCATCACGCTCACAAGAGGATAAATTACGAGGAGCAAAAAAAATATTACCCGTTTTTGGACATATAAACGTTAACAATATTAGACCTGAACATATAAGACGCTACATGGATATCAGGGGTGAGCAAAGCAAAGTACAGGCAAATCACGAATTATCTTATATGTCGGTGGCGTTTGGCTGGGGCTATGAGCGTGGGTATTGCAAAATAAATCCGTGTTCTGGGGTTAAAAAATTCAGCATTCAAGCGAGAGATAAATATATTGAAGACATAGAGTATTACACAATTTATGATGAAGCGATCGATATACTAAAAGTGGCCATGGAAATATCGTATCTGTGCGCAGTTCGGGAGGGTGATATATTTAAACTTAAGCACAGTCAAATACTTAAAGAGGGTATTTACATAAAACAAGGTAAAACAGGAAAACGACAAATCAAACAATGGACAGAACGACTAACGGACGCAATTAATTTAGCTAAAAAACTGTTCCCCCCATCCTCCCCCGACTCTCTCGTGCTACAAAATAAATCAGGAGGCAAACTAATCCAAAAAACGTTTAACTCGTATTGGTTGGATGCAAAACGAAAAGCAGAAGAGAAGCTAGGTAGAAAAATCAACTGCACATTTCATGATATAAAAGCCAAAGCCATTTCGGACTATGACGGAGCAACTAAAGATAAACAGCTATTTAGTGGTCATAAGACAGAAGCTCAGGTTAATACATACGATCGAAAAGTGAAAGTAACCCCGACGTTAAACCCGCAAAAAAAAGAAGATTTATTCTAA